ATACTCTATACACATTTAATACTAAAAATATAAGGAAAATACGATGGACATTAATACACTCCGCGCTTCGCGCAATCAAGACTTTGGTGCAATTGCCAAGGAATTCGAAAAAGTAGCAAACCCACAACAATCAAACTCATATGAAGATGACCGTTTCTGGAAGATGGAACGTGATAAAGCTGGTAATGCCACAGCAGTCATTCGCTTCCTACCACGTGTAGAAGGTGATGAACTTCCATGGGTTAAGATATTCTCTCATGGCTTCAAAGGACCAACGGGTAAATGGTACATTGAGAACTCACTCACTACACTAGGTCAGAACGATCCAGTCGGTGAACTCAATACAAAACTATGGAACTCTGGTTCAGATGCTAATAAAGAGATAGCACGTCTACAAAAACGTAGATTGCATTTCATCTCAAACGTTCTAGTTGTATCAGATCCTAAACATCCAGAAAATGAAGGCAAAGTAATGCTATTCAAGTATGGTAAAAAGATCTTTGATATGATCATGAACAAGGCTCGTCCTACATTTGAAGATGAGAAACCAGTCAATGTATTTGATCTATGGGAAGGTGCAAACTTCAAGATCCGTATGCGTACGGTTGAAGGTTATCCTAACTATGACCAATCAGCATTCGCTGAACCAACTCCAGTAGCACCAAGTGATGAAGCTATCTTAGCTGTTGCTAATAAGCAAGTTAAACTAGCAGAGTTTCTTGAAGCTAAGAACTTTAAGAGCTATGACGAACTTAAAGCTAAGTTGGATTCAGTATTAAGTGGTGATGGTCAAGTTCCTACAGCAGAACAGCTTACTAATGAGCCGTTACCTGTAGCAGAACCTAGATCATTTGCTTCTGCTCCTCCACCTAATGTAGGTGGTATGACTATTACTAAAGCTCCAGAGATCAACGAAGATGACGAAGATGTAATGTCATTCTTTCAAAAAATAGCTGACGAAGCTTAATTAGATGTAAAAGAAAAGGGACCGAAAGGTCCCTTTTTTTATGAGGCGAACCTAGACCTATAGTAGTTCTTTATAGTACTGTCTTGATTTCGTATGTTGACTTTCATCAGATTATTCTGTGTTTGTCTTGTGATGGTAGTTGGTGCAGATACGATGTTAGTTGAAGGTGTTGCAAATGGATACATTGCAGCTTCTTGGTTATCACCAGACTGTTGATACACTGCATCTGCAGCTTCAGGAGCTGGAGTTATAACTTGATCAGGTTTAACTTCAATAGCTGGAGCTGTTACAGGCTGTGGAGGAGTTGCCTTTTGTGTTTCATTACTTGCAAAACTTGCAAACGGTTTCCATGGACCAGCTTCAAACTTCTTACCAAACATTGAGAAGTTTATTCCTGGTATCTCAATCTTAGATAACCATTCAGTAACGTTTTCAATTAACTTCTTGACTGTATCTATAGGATGGAACACCATGTCAACAAAGTTTTTAAACATATCTTCGAATGAGAATGAATCAAGGAATTTAGATACAGCTTTTAGACCAATTGCATTTAATGCAAGTGAAATCCCGTCTTTAATTAGATCAAAGAATCCAAAGATGAAATTTCCTATTAAACCTTTAATAGCACCAGCTATAGCTCCCATGATACCTTCTTTTTTATAGCCTTTAATGGCTCCAGTAATAGTATCAAATACCGCAAAAAATATACCTACTAGTTTGAATACTCTACCGAATGCTCGCGCAGATTTTATAAAGACATTACCAATTTTACCTAATGATTCAAACGTTCTTGATATGCCACTAAATATTGACATAAATGATTCAGCTTTTATAAAAGTTTTTACTATTCTATAAGCATTTTTAAACGTCTTATTGATATAATTAAAAGTGCCTTTAAACATTTCAAAGAAGTTGCCTACTTGTTTTCCAGCTAATTTAAAATCTTTTACCAAACCTTTAACCCATTTACTTTCAGCGATGTTCTTAAATACGTTAGATACTGGTTTAAAGAAATCACCTATTTGTTTTCCAGCCAGTTTTAAATCTTTTAATAAGCCTTTCCACCATTTTTCAAATGATTTATAAAGCATAGTTTTTAATTTGCTAGGTGTTAATGCACTAATTATATCTTTAACTAATTTAGCCCATGTCCTAAGAGCAGCGATAGCTGCAGCAGCAGCTACAGCCAATACTTTTAGCCATGAGAATCCCTCTTTCATTGTCTTCTCTTTAACTAGTAAACCATCACGGATCTCTTCTAATAGGCGTAACTCTTTACTCTTAAAATCTTGATCTTCGATATCTTGTTGACTTAAGTCATTCTTAGATTGAGCCGGAGCTTGTTTCCTAGAACCTTTTATAAATCCAGATAGAATACTTGTACTATTCTCAATAGCCTTTGTCATCTTAACTATGTTCTTATTAAGACCAATATTTAAAGACGTATTAATCTTCTTAAGTTCTGATAAGATCTTATTCTCAGCAGGCAAAGGAGCATCAATAGGAGGTATATTACCTAACTGTGATCTTACAGTAGAGCTTAAGCCTGAAAGTTTCTCAGACTGTTGCTTCTGTAAGATATACTCTAATGATAGTGATGGATCTTTTTTAGCCATTATCGGTTATTTTCCTGTCTCTGTTTCTCTTCTTCTAAGTACTTAATTAACATAGCAACGTAGATATCTCTCTCAAATGGTATCATGTTCTCTAAGTCTTCTAAACTATAATGATGATACTGCATTAAAGCGAAGTTCATCTTATAGAAGTTATGCAAAGACTCATGAGAGAGATTAATTAAAAAAAACTGTTTAAACCCTCTAATACTTTATGATGAGCCGTACCACATACTGGACAATTATAGTCTACAGCCTGTGACATCTTAGGCATAGTCTCAAAGAACTTCTGAACTTTTTGAAACTGCTCAGATGATAAGTTATTAACAAATTGTAATAGTTCTTCTCTACTTTGCTCTTTAGCATGATAAACTTGTGTAGAGTCATATATAGAGTCAATACATTCTATGATCACATTAAATGCTTCATCAAGGTTTGTATTATCAAGGTTCTGTAGTTTATTGATGACATCGATGGTTGGGTATTTCATCAACACACCTACATCATTAAACAACTCGATCTTATTAGTATGCTCTGGGTTCTTAGCGACTTGAACCTTTGTTAAGTCTACTTCTACCTTAGCTACTGCCTTTTCATCTGTACATGTATCGCATTTAATTAATAACTCTGCGATCTCACCTACAGACTTTGCCCTGATCTGTGTAAACACATACTCGATATCAAACGTAGCGAACGTCTCTACATCTGTGTTATCTTTAAGGCATGACTTAATCACACCTTTAAGAGATTCAACCATTACTTTAGGATCTTCTGATTGCTGAGCTAAGAGTAATGACTTCTCTTCTTTAATTAAAAACGGTCTATACTTAACTTCTTTACCATTTGACGGTAACACCAATGTATAGGTTGGTGTATTATTAATAGGTAATGTCATACTATTCTCCTTTATTCATATCTTTAATCATCTTACTCAATTCACTTGTAGATCCCACAAATATTGCGTTGTTGTTAGTGACTTGTTTATTTGGTTGGCCTTCAGCGTTAGCTTTAGGTGCATCCAACTTCTGTTTACGTTCACTTAATGCTAACAGTTGTTCATTAGTATCAGCCAATTGTTTCATTAAGTTACCTACTACTTCAAATGCTCTTGGATGCTCAGATTGTTTGGCTATCTCTAGCGCATGAAACAATGCATCTTGTCCTTGATGTAATAACTTATGCAGATTATTACGAGCTGAGTCGTAATCATAATTTACATTTTCTTCCACTTTATTAGAAGCTGGGACAATCTCTTGCCCCATGCTTGCGACTTCACCCTGCTTAAGTGGTTCTACATCAAATATCTTTGATAAATTCTCATCAGACTTCATAATAATACCTTTATGTTACGTAATCTTACGTGTTGGTGTTGCTCTAGCTGGGGATTCTGGTTCACTATAATCCTCTACACTAGGCGGAGCAGGAGGAGTTGGTTCTGACCTAGGAGCTTGTGGTCTAAGTGCCATTGGTTGCATAGGTGGCGCCTCAGACTTTTTTGATGATGAGTATGCATTAGCACCAAAGAAAGCTGCAACTAAAGCTGAGATAGCAACAAAGTATGTAGGAGCAATATTACCAATAATAGTTGCTGCATCGTCGACGTCTAACCATGAAGCGATAACGATAGTTACTGGATAGAGTAACATACCCCATAGAGCGAACCATGTCATCTTACGCATAGCATCTCGCTGAGCATCTTGATCTTCAAGCTCTCTACGTTTAAACTCTAGATACATTGATAGCTCTTGACTGCTTACATAACCATCGCCGTTTGTATCTGCTTCTTGTAAGTAAGGATAAGCATTATCACTTACACCTCTTTTTATATCTGCCATTTTAATTCCTTAAATAAATTTGCTTCCACGTCCAGTTGAAGCTGTTTCTGATGAGAATAATGAAGCTCTTCCTTGCTCAAATGAGTTAAATCCAGTTTGGAAAGTATTAAAACTAGTAAAGTATGTATCTGGTATTATTTGTGAATCCGTAAAATAATCTCCAAATAAACCATTTGTAGTGTTTGTAACGGCATTCGGTTTAGTATTAACAGTAACAGAACTTGATATCCAATATTTATAATTCATGCTGACGGTCATCTTCATGACTTCTTTATCTGCATAATCCATTGTTATCGGATTTATGGTTTTAGGATAACATTGATATAATACTACTTGATATCTACTCTTATCGGCCACATCAAATACTTCAATAGTTATATTTGTAGTATAATCTTTATAATAATTAAATGATCTAGTTTGTGGATTTTGTATAGCACCCATCCAACTATCAAACATCTTCTTAACTTGCATAGAATTATCTACATAGAAACTCATATTAACGTTATCAAATAGCTTATTAAAAGGCACCTCTCTATATTCACCAAAAGTCTTAGCTTGAGTGGTCTCAAGAGTCATTCCTGGTAAATTAACATTGTCACAGTATAATAATATCTTTCTAAGATCTAATGCTGCGCCGGCACCTTGCATACTTCTTGGAGGACTAAAGGTGATTGCAAACCTTGAGTTACGCATCAAGCCTTCGCTCTTAATACTTGCTATGAATTGGTTTAATGTTGCCATCTTAGTATCCTAATGAATCTTGCCATACTTTATTTTTATTTGCACCAACAAATTGTTCAACTGGTAATAACATAGCAGTGGTCCAATCAGGTGCATCTATCTTTCTAAATCCAGACTTTAAGTGTGAGTTTAAGTAGTGTTTAACACATGGTTCTGCCCATTTAAACTTAGACACCCCAGATATTAAATTCCATGAATACTTAATACGAGTATTCTCAGTCATATTTTTATCTGTAGCAAACTCCATCAATCTCTGTAATAGGATTACTCTAGGCTGATATGGTAGATAGTGCATGTTTAATCCCATGAATCCACCAGATAACTTTTTATATGGGAATACCAATGGAAACATATCATAATATGGTAGTTCATCTTTTGTCTTCGGATCATATAAAAACATATATAAACTTCCAGGCATGATCTGTCTACCCATCTTATGCGAGTCAGAATTTAATACCTTTTGAGCAGTAATGTTCTGTCTTTTAAGAAGGGCCGCCTGTTGTTGGAACCATGCCTTAGACCTAATCGCAGCTTTCTTTAAGTCGTATTGATTCTGTAAAAATATATCTTTAGGTGATTGAGCCATTAACTATTTATATGCTAATTCAAGCCTAATTCATTTTCAGTAATGATTACAAACTCATACCCTCGATCCTTACACCATTCAGTTGCTGCCTTCCATTTAGCTTGGTTTTTAATAAAAGTTAATGACTCTGTAAGATAGTACTTAGTCTTTCTTCCTGGATATATTGGAGGTTGAGTCTGTTTGGCAGGTTTGACTTCAACCAGGTATGTCTTTGTCTGGTTATCTTTGGTCCTAACACGTATTTTAAAGTCAATAAAGTATCTATGAACGCGATTATCTGTAGGACACCTATATGGGACTATTGTCTCCTCAGAACACCATTTGATTATAGACGGGTTCTTATCGCACCATGAGGCAAAACGGGTCTCCCAACTTGATCTCATGATAATGTTGGTAGGGTCCCCTTCATACTTCTCAGGAAACATTGGTTTATATCTTCGTTTATGAAACATCTTCTGTATTTATTATAAATAATCAATAAACGTTTAGGAATGTAATATGGCCGAAATAGGACCAAATTGGAATAACAACTCTACTGTAGAAGATACTGCAAATGGTAAAAGTCTATATACTGCAAGGGGTGGGGCTGGTTCGTTTGATAATAATAAGTATTCAATAGACCAATTACAATATCCTTCTGACCTAATGGGTTCATTAGCTGAATATGGCAATAACTATGTTATATTCTATATCAACATAGCATCTGATTCAAAACTATTAAAAGAAGGTTCTGCTCAATCAGTCAATGACTCCACTCCAAGAGACTATGGTGATTTAACAGCCTTATCAAACAAGTATGGTGGCACTGCTGCGAATGCTGTAGGTGGAACTGCATTATCTGCTGGAGTTGGAGGATTGGTTGCACAAGCTGGTATAAAGTCATTCGCTACTATTGGTGGAGCTGCAATTGGTGCAGACCTTGCATTAAAGCAGGTTGGATCTACATTTTCTGGTCAAAAGAAAAGATTAAGCACTGCTATAGCTCTTCATGCTCCTAATACTATGCAGACAACATATAGCGTTAACTATGAAGAAGAAGACCTTGACATATATGCTATGGGTCTTGCTGCAGCGGGTGGAGGTTCAGCGTTAGCTAAGGCTGCTATCAGTAAAGGCACTGCTAGTAATGTAATGTCTGATATATTAAGAAATTCAAACGTTGTTGGTGGAGCAGTTGCTGCAGGGTTAAAAATTCCTGGTACGGGAGGCATATCAAGACTTACTGGCCTCGCACCTAATCCTAGAAAAGAACAATTATTTAAGAACGTGCAGTTCAGAACATTTACGTTTGACTACCAATTCTATCCAAGAGATGCTTCAGAGGCCGCAAACGTAGAGAATATCATTTATCAATTCAAATTACACATGCATCCTGAGTTTAAAGATGCGAATAATTTCCTATACGTGTATCCTTCAGAGTTTGATATATTCTATTATCACGGCATAGAAGAAAACTTACATGTCAATAGACATACATCATGTGTACTTACAGATATGGTAGTTAATTATACACCAAATGGACAATTTACTTCATTCTCCAATGGTATGCCTACACAAATCAACGTTACATTAACCTTTAAAGAGCTTGCTACTCTTACTAAAGAAAAGATACAGGATAAACTATAATGTATTTCGAAAACTTTCCTACATTTTTATATGATTTTAAAATCAATGGTAAGACTGAATATAAGTTAGTCAAAGACATCTCACAGAACGTCCGGGTTCGTAAAGAGATATTATCTGGAGTAACGTTATATGATGAGTATGATATCAGAGACGGTGAAACACCAGAGATCATATCAGAAAAGATATATGGCACTCCTCTATATCATTGGGTGGTCATGTTATGTAATGATAAGTATAACTATATTGATGATTTTCCATTGCCAAGTTTTGAATTACAAAAACATATTACCAATAAGTATGGTATTGGTCATGAATATGACATACATCATTACGTAAATGCAAATGGATTTATAGTAGATTCTAGTCAAGGAACTTCTATATCTAACTATGATTATGAGGTTTCTGTAAATGAATCAAAACGTAGGATCAAGTTAATCTCTCCAACACTATTAAATACTATCATCAAAAACTTTAAAGATCTTATATAATGGCAGCTGATAATGAAGTAATACGGTTTGCGGGAGACGTCGCGATCGATAAGATCGAGATCATATCTTCTAATGGCTTTGCCCAAGAAATAACAAACCAAGTAGTAGCCCTTGAGATATATGAAGACTTATGGTCCCCATTCATATCAGGAGTGCTAGCATTAAAAGATTCATTAGATCTTACAAACTTATTCCCGTTTGTTGGCGAAGAGTACGTTAATATCAAGATCCATACTCCTTCTTTTGTTGATAAGACTAAGATAATAAGCGATCAGTATTACATCTATAAGATGACAAATCGTACAATGAGCGGAGACAGGAATGCTATATATGAACTACACTTTATATCCAGAGAAGCTATAGTCGACCTAAATAAAGCTACTAGTAAAGCTTATTCAGGTAAATGCTCAGATATAGCACGATCTATAATTACCAGTACAGATGGATTAGAATCAAAAAAGAGTATTAACATAGAAGATACTCCAAACGGAGTTAAGTTTGTAGCAAACTATTGGCCTCCAGTAAAAAGTCTAAATTATACTGCAGAGACTTCTGCAAATAGAAATGGTGCTGCTAATTATCTATTCTTTGAAAATAGAACTGGCTTAAACTTTGTATCATTAGATTACTTATACAGTGCTGATACCATACAAGAATTTATATATGATAACTACATGAGAGATTTTACCTCAGATGGTAGAACATATAGAAATATTGAAAAAGAATATCAGCGTATCATAGAAATAAACATGCCTGAAGTGTTTGATTACATGGATCGTATTAGATCTGGTATGTATGCAAATAAGATGACTAACTATGATCTAGTTACGAAGAAGTATGTAGTTAAAACATTTGATATGCTTGATGACTTTAGTAAGAATGTCCACTTAAATGAGTTTGCTCCAGCATCAAAGAAAGTCATAAGAAGATTTAATGCAATGGGATTTACATATCCCAAGTATCATTCAAATTTTAATAACTTTGGTGATGTGACTAACTCTAAGACTATTCAAAAACGTATGTCGCAGCTAAGACAGGCTGAATCCACTAAGATAGAGATAGTAGTTCCAGGTAGGACTGATTATACCGTTGGTAAAAAAGTAAAAGTTACACTCAATAAATTCAATCCTATAGACGGATCTGATTCACAACAAGACACTGTTGATAATATGTTCTCAGGAAACTATATCATATCAGGTATCAATCATTTCATTGATAGAGAGAAACATCAATGCCATATGGAGTTGATGAAAGACTCATTCATAGTAGATTTAGATAAGGGTGGGAAGTAATGAAATTATATACAGGATGCGTAGAGAATAGGCAAGACCCACTTAAATTAGGTAGGTGTCAAGTTAGGGTTGTTGGTTTACATAATAGTGATAAGACTCAATTAAAGACTGAAGACTTACCATGGGCATACCCTATGCAACCTATTACGTCAGCTGGTATTTCAGGAGTTGGCCATACTCCATTAGGTCCAGTTGAAGGTTCGTGGGTAGTCATCATGTTTAGAGATGGGGATGAACAACAACCAATCATCTTAGGTTCTATCGGAGGCATCCCTCAAGCACAAGGAACTGTAGATTATGATAATGATCAGATGGTCCTTAAAGAAGACGGCATGCTTCCAGGATCAGATTCACAAACTATCACAGATAATACTGGCGGTACTGTAAGTAATACTAGTTCTACAGCTGCACCAGAAGATACAGGGTTAAATCCAGCTAGTTCTTATAGCCCATCTATCGCAGTTGTAAATTTAATTAAACAGTATGAAGGCTTACGATTAACAGCATATCAAGACTCTGCAAATGTATGGACCATAGGATACGGTACAACATCTATTAATGGAGTCCCAGTATATGAAGGACAAACTATAACTGCAGCACAAGCTGATGAATATTTGTTATCACATCTTAAAATGGATGTATCTCCAATTATTAGTTCAAAAGCAAAAGCTCCTATCACCCAATCGATGTATGATGCTTTATGTTGTTTTACTTATAACTTAGGATCCGGTACATTTAGCAATTCAACACTATTAAAAGAGTTGAACACTACAAAATATCTGGATACTGCAACATCATTCTTAGACTATAACAAAGCTAATTCTATAGTATTACCTGGTTTAACTAAACGTAGATCAGCTGAAAAAGATCTATTCTTAAAAGACGGTATACCTAGCATTTCAGGAGATCTAACTCCAGTACAAGGAGTTAATGCACCAATTGATTCATCTAATACCAGTTCTGGTCTTAATAATGGTGATACTGTTGTTATGGGATTCAAAGATCCTAAAGGCAAGTATCCATTATATCTAAATGAACCTGACACGAATAAGTTAGCAAGACATGAAGACATCAAAAAGACTATAGTCTATAAGAAAGAACTAGCAAGAGAGAAAGCTGTGTTAACCGCAGGCGGGAAGACTTGGAATCAAGCACACATACCTTACAATGCTTCTTATCCATATAATCATGTATTCATGACAGAGTCTGGCCATATTATGGAGTTTGATGATACCCAGCATTCTGAACGAGTCCATCTATATCATAAGAGTGGTACATTCACTGAGATCGATGCTAATGGCACCCAGGTAAACAGAATAGTTGGGGACAACTATGAGATACTTGAAAGAAACGGCCATGTATATATTAAAGGTACTATGGACGTCACTATCGATGGTGATCATAATGTTAAAGTTAATAATGCATTAAATCTACAAGTAGTAGGTAACGTTAACATGAATGTCACTGGAAATATGAATGTCGATGTTGCTGGAACCTATAATGTAAAAGCTGCAGGCATTAATTTAGAAACACACGCAAATCCTGTAAATATCCTATCAGCTAATAGTGTTAACGTACAATCTGCAGCTGCACAAAACTTCAAAGCTGGAGCCACATTCAATGTAGATGCCGTCAGAGTAGACATGAATAGCGGTACTGCTGGAAATGCATCTGGTTCTGGATTAAGCACCCTTTCTACGGTCACTCCTACAATGCCAGAATTTTCTGAATTAGTAGTCATAACTAGAGGAGCAGAAGCGGCCGCATATTATGAAACCCCTGAAGAAGGCGATGCCACAGCTTATACTGCCAAACAAATCAATGATGGCACACTTAAAGCTGATGAAAAGGATTCTGGCACTGCACAAGGATCAGCATCAACAAGTCCTAATAATGTAACTGCATTGCCACAGAGTTGTAACTTAATTAATGGTATGGATAAATTTACTGCAGACTTACAATTATCAACACACTTTACTCTTGGAGCATTGACTAAGAACGGTACACGTATGCCAGTTAATCAACAAGGTTTAACTACACAAGAGATCGTATGTAACCTTAAAGGACTCGCCGAGAATTGTTTAGAACCTATTATTGGATTATATCCAAGTATGATCATTACTTCAGGATTTAGAAGACCTAGCGATGTAGCTGAGTCAAGTGCTACATCACAGCATTACCTTGGTCAAGCTGCAGACATCATAATCCCAGGATTTAGCAGACAGAAACATTATGAAGCTATCCAAGCTATACAACAATTGATACCATATGACCAATTGATACTTGAGTATTCAGGTGCTACGACAGTTTGGATCCATGTGTCATTTAAATATACAGCAAATAGACAGATGGCATTCACTATGAGAGATCATAGCAAGTATGGTGATACAGGACAGTATACGCTGATAGCATAATGCCATTTAGCCCAGCTTCCACTACTTTAAATACCTTGAATGAATTCACTAACCTGAATCATACTATTACGTACACTGAAACTATTGGAGCGACGGGTTTAACTCCCGGAACTACAACTTCTTATCCGGTAACTATTACTGCTATTACACCAAATGACACTGTTGTCGTTACTAGTAACACTATATCTGGTTATTACTCAGAAGCATTCGTTAATGATATAAAGTACAGGACTAAATCGGATACTTTTGTAAATGTACCTAAATTTAAAGATATTAATACTGAAACATTATCAGAAGTAATATACTATTATGCTGATACTACTACACGAAAAGTGTTTCAATATACAGCTACTGCTAACTCACAGACACAAACATATACTATCAATTTAGATAATGATTGGACTTCTGGTAGGGATGAATTATTAAAATATGCTAAGCCTTCTAAATACACTGCTATTTCTATAACGTGGATAAATAGTAGCAGTGGTTCTATTACATGGACAAATGGAGCATCAGAAACATTAACTTGGGTGAATAACGTATGAGTCTACTAATTCCTAAATCATTTTCAACAAAGACTGGATCAGTCCAATTAAGTGACTTAGATACTAACTTTACATATCTAACGAGTACTGTCAATACGGCTTTAGATATAACTGGTACAGCTGTGACGGTATATGGCACACTAGGCGCTTCTGGTGCAGTAACACTAGCTAATACGCTAAATGTTGCAGGAGTTACCACTTTAACAAATAATTTAAATGTGGGTGGAACTGTAGGTGCTACGGGTGCTGTGACATTAGCTAGCACATTAGATGTTACTGGAGCGGCAACTCTACGATCCGCATCTAGTACTATACCTACCGGAGGAAGATTATCTGGTACGGATGTAGGATCTATTAGGGCACCTGGAACAGTAGTCCAAACGGTTTATAAAAGGGTAGATACTAGAGATACCTATGCATTTGCGACAGCTGGATCTCTTGGTACATTCATTGCGTCTTTAGATACCACAATAACTCCTAAATTTTCTAACAGCTTAATTCATGTTCAGATGTGTTTAACATATGAAGTCCAGCATGATACTGTGTTTATATTGTATAGGGATGCTACACAAATAGGTGTAAATTCTCTTGATGCAAACTATTGGTCAGGCACTTGGTTACCTGGATATGATGTAGATAGTAATTCAACTCCTAGAACAAATCACTTCTTTTATATGGACACTCCAGCAACTACTGCAGCAACAACATATAGATTAATGATTCAATCTGGCGGAGTTGGTGCAACCACATTCTTTTTAAATAGAACAATAGGTTCAGCAGGTCAAGCAAGTTACGAAGTTGCAATTAGTCAGATTATTCTACAGGAAATAGCACAATGATTTATAAACAACAGTATATAGTAACCTATGATATTACACACGCTCTTCAAACTTTAAAACCTGGCGCGATATGGTCCATATCTGGAATAGAATATAAAGATCTAAATTGGTTAGATGGAAATCAAACCAAACCATCAGAAGAAGAAGTTAATGCCGAAATTGAAAGACTTCAATCTGAATATGATGCTAAAGAGTATCAAAGACTAAGAGCTAAAGAATATCCATCATTTGCTGATCAATTTGACTTATTATATCATGGTGGATATGATGCATGGAAAGATGCTATCCAACAAGTTAAAGATAAGTATCCTAAATAATGGCTGCAGCTACTAGATTAGGAGATGTTTGTACAGGTCATGGATGTTTTCCACCTAGGCCTAATGATGAGGCATCTGATAATGTCTTCATCAATGGCATCGGAGCTCATAGAGAAGGTGACCATTGGGTGACTCACTGCTGTACTATTGTATGTCATGATGCGGTGGCAGTAGAAGGTTCATCTACAGTATTCATTAATGGTAAAGCTGCTGTTAGGATCGGAGATATGTTGTCATGTGGATCAGCTTCTGCGGAAGGCTCACCAAGTGTATTCTTTGGATAAAGGCATATAAATAAGACATGGCACGAAATACTAGGACGTTCTCTGATTTAGACCTCAATTTTACCAAACACCCGGTAACCTATGATATCGTCCGTAAGTTTGATGAAGAAGCTATCAAGGCATCAGTAAAAAACCTTGTCCTAACACAGAACTATGAGAGACCTTTTCATTCAGAGATAGGTTCACAAATTAGAGGGTTGTTGTTTGAGCCAGCCACCCCGATGTTAAACATCATGCTCAAGAGAGCTATAACTGACACCATAGTCAACTTTGAACCTAGAGTTAGGCTTGATGAGGTATTAGTTACCGTCTCTCCAGATAACAATGAAGTATATGTATCAATATACTTTACTATCATAAACACTACTAAGCCATTGCAAGTGGATCTAGTATTAACGAGAACTCGATAATGTCAACAGCTAATAAAATCATTAACACTACAGAGTTAGATTTTGATGCAATTAAGTCAAATTTAAAAACATTCTTAAAAGGGCAGTCAGCTTTTGCGGACTACGACTTTGAGGGTGCCGGCCTTTCGGTCCTTATTGACTTACTTGCATACAATACCCATTACAATGCTCTATATACAAACTTAGCTATCAATGAATCTTTCTTAGATTCTGCTAGCAAACGATCAAGCGTCGTTTCAAGAGCTAAAGAAATTGGGTATGTACCTTACTCTTCATCTGCTGCTACTGCTACTGTTAACATAACTGTGTCATCTACTACTTCTACTCCAGCGACATTGACGTTGCCGGCTTATAGTTCTTTTAGTACGAGCATTGACGGCGAACAATACACATTCTATACTATAGAGAGTATAGTCGCTACTCGAGTAGGATCTACATATACATTTACAAATGTGAATATTAAGGAAGGTACACCACTAACATTTAAGTATACAGTAGTTGATGGTACCCAATATATCATCCCTAATCAAAAAGTAGATATGTCTACATTGTCTGTCAGAGTACAAGATAGCGCTACGTCATCTAACTTTGCAACATGGATTAACCAAGAATTAATCATAAATTTAAACTCAACTTCTAAGGTATACTTCATCAAAGAGATCGAAGGCCAATTTAATGAATTGGAATTTGGTAACGGAGTCATAGGTAAAGCTTTATCAAATGGAAATATAGTTAACCTTACATACTTAGTAACTAATGAAGATGCTGGTAACGGAGCTAGGGTATTCACATACACTGGTTCAACACTATTAGGTGGTTCTGTTGCAGTTACTACAAGTACCCCAGCTGTGGGAGGAGCTGTTGCAGAGACTATCGATTCTATTAGATATAATGCTCCTAGAGCTTATTCAGCACAAAACAGAGCTGTGACAGTTGAAGACTATAGGACTATGGTATTTAGGCTATATCCAGAAGCACAAACAATTAACGTATGGGGAGGTGAAAATAATGATCCTCCAGTTTATGGTAAAGTATTCTTATCTATAAAGCCTACAACGACAGATGTATTGACTCAAAATCAAAAAGATTATATCAAAGATTCTATCTTAAAACAAAAGAACGTAGTGTCCATAACTCCTGAGATTGTAGATCCAGAATATATTAATATCAAAATAGAAACATCGGTTTACTATAATCCTAGATTAACTGCTAAGTCTGAGAATACACTTAAATCATTAGTGGTTCAAACCATCAAAGACTATAATACTAATAATCTTAATTCATTTACTGGTGTATTTAGACACTCAAATCTTAGTGCATTAATAGATAACACTGAAGACTCTATCATTAGTAATATTACTACTTTAAAACTACATAGAGAAGTAGACGTGCAATATAATACTAATGCTAATTATACTATTAATCTAGCAAATCCAATCTTTGGCTCAGGTGTTCCAGAACAATCAATCTTATCTACTGGATTTTATATAGCTGGTAATGATAATATTGTTTATATAGAAGATCTTCCGACTGATACAAATACAGGTCAATTGCGCTTATGGTATTATAACGGCGGTATCAAGACTTACTTAAGAACATTTGGTTCAGTAGACTATCCTAAAGGTATCATTAAGTTAACTGAACTTGAAATCACTGGAATTGATTTAACAGATAGTCCAGTATTAGAGCTGATGATTAAACCACAGTCAAATGATGTCGTTTCTATTAGAAACCAGCTAGTCACCATCCCAGATACCAATATTACAGTCAATGTAGTATTAGATAAAGTTTCTGTAGGTGATCCTGGAGGCGGAACTAACTACATATTCACTTCAAGCAGAAATTAATGTCGGTCAATTTAAAGAGCGTAGTATCTAAACAGATACCTGAGTTTATCAGGTCTGACTATCCCCTTTTTGTTGAGTTCATAGAAGCGTACTATGAATACCTAAATACTAAATCTTTTACTAGTGCATCAAAGACATATCAAGGCGGGTATCAACAACGAAATATTGAACAACTGCGAGATCTAGATAGCACGCTAGATGAGTTCATCCAATACTTTAAGAATGAACTTGATGTATTCGGGGATAACTATGAATTCATTGACAGAGCTTTCTTCTTAAGAAAAGCCAAACAAGTATTCACCGCAAAAGGTACAGAAGCATCCTATAAGTTCTTATTTAAGTTACTATATAATAAAGACTCTGAGATTACTTATCCATGGGATCAAGTATTAAAAGCTTCTGATGGTAAATGGCAACAAGAGATGTCTATATTTGTTGACATAGCTACAGGTAATGCTTTTAATTTAGTTGGTAATAGGATCAATTTAAAGGGTACAAATCTTGCTATCAAAGTATTCGTCACTCGAGTAGAGCTCTACAGCGGGACCGTCTATCAACTATTCATAGATAAGAGTTATTATGGAACCATCCAAACTGGATACACTATTAACGATAGTGGAGTAACAGGTACTATCATACCGACTACAGTAAAGTATGAGATACTTAATAAAGGTATAGGCTTTAAAATTGGAACGTTTTTTGAATCAACGACTATCTCTGACGGTAAGACTATTACCCAAAAATTAAAAGTTACCAGTGTTGATGCTAATGGAGGTATCACTGGGTTAACTACTATTCAATTTGGTGCTGGGTATTCTCTTGACTTCTATTCTACTAAGAATAACACTGATGTAATATCAGATTCTTCTTTAACTATCGATAAGAATAGTACTAGACAGTTTTCTATCCCAAATGATACATTAATTGATAAGTACGTAGACTATGGCTACCTAATATCACCTATCTATTCTGACCTTGACTATTCTGATAATACTTATGCTGGCGTACTACTTAATCAGTGGTATCAACAAACAGATGCCGGATTAAATGAAGTAACTAACTTTGCCATCATCAAGTTTACTATAGGAGCTGTAGCAAAATACCAAGGTCAATTCATTAACAATGATGGGTTCTTAGATGATGACATCTATATACAGGACAGTAAATACTATCAAAAGTACTCATATGTAGTAACTATCAATCAGAATTTAAGTAAGTATAAATCTTTGATTAAGTCATATATACATCCAGCTGGTACAGCCTTATTCTCTAATTATCAGATTCAGAATACATTTGCACCTACTGTTGGAGCAACATTAGAATTAATAGAATCAATCTCTGGAGCTTCTGTAAATAACATAAATAGATCTATTAAGGATATGTACGTATATCCGGCTGATGCAGGTGGTGTAATTAGACTAGATGCTTATGACTTAGATTACGTTAAAGCTGATGACTTCTATAACCCTCCAAGATCATATAGGTTCTATGGAGATGCAAGAAACGTCTTAAGAACATCTGTTACTGTAAGGGATTCAGGATCTGCTGCAGTTTCAATAGTATTTAATGCAGCCACATCAGTGAATGATGTCCTTGAAACTATTACATATGTAAATCATGGATTTGCTACACAAGATGCTGTAGTATATAGAACAAATGGTGGAACCGTAGTTGGTGGACTATCTGACTTAAATACGTACTATATATATAAAGTAGATAACGATACTATTAAATTAGCAACTTCAGCATCAAATGCATTAGGCGCATTAACAATTAATTTAACAGATGGTGTAGGTTCTAATCATACACTAACAAAAACACAGAATTTTTAAGGAGTAGTATATGTTACATTCAAGCGTAAAACTTACAGGTAAGCTAGTCATCCAGAAATTTGATGACTCTAATAAACTTGTATATGAAACAGAGGTAAAAAACTTAGTAGTAACTTCAGGTAAACAATTCATCGCATCTAGGATAGTAGAAAGTTCTTCTGCAGTCATGGGTTTTATGGCTATCGGAGACGATGCTTCAGTAGCATCTACAATACAGACAACTCTAGTCAATGAATTAGCTCGTGTAGCCGTAGACTCTAAGACTGCTTCTGGAGTTAACTCAACATTCGTAGCTACATTCCCAGCTGGTACAGGCACAGGCAATATCGTTGAGGCTTCTATCACTAATACTTCTGGTGCTTCTGTTATATCTTTTGATGGAGACACTGCTGTAGATGATGCTGGTGACACTATTACTTACGTTGCCCATGGATTTTCTACTGGTGACTTAGTTACATACACTGATGGTGGAAATACTGCAATAACTAACTTGACAGACGGAGCACAATACTATATCATTAGAAGTTCTGCAGATATAGTTAAGCTTGCATCTTCTTCAGCTAATGCCAGTGCTGGTACTGCAATAAATATTACAGGAACATCAGGCTTAGGACATAAACTCTCAAAGGGTACTATGTTATGCAGAACAACATTCCCTGTGATCGCTAAGTCATCATCTGAAACTTTAGCTATTTCATGGGTAATTACTGTAGGATAATAAAATATGGCAACATCGTATGAAATATTCACGTCTAGATTTAAAAAGACGATCATTGATTCCGTCTATCAAGAGATCGTCTCTAAGACCGCTACGTACTATCATTGGTTTGGTAAAGAAAACTTATGGACAGACTTCTTAAGTCCATTCATCCCATCTGGTACTAGTGACACTCCAGGTGCACCATCTTATAATTTTAGATACGAGTTACACGTTAGACGCGATATATTGACTACGAAAAAGATTAAACCTGCCGATGTATCTTATGTCATACGCCGAATAGATTGGAAACCAAATACCGTATATGATATGTATGACGATGCTATTGAGTCATCAACTGGTGTAGGTTATGCACCGGCTCCGTCGGGTGCTACTAAATTAGAAGACGCAAATTTCTATGTATTAACATCACAGTATAATGTATATAAATGTATTTGGAATAATGGCGCAGCTGCATCTACAGTTATGCCTACTGGTACTACACATCAAATCTTTTCTACAACTGACGGATATAAATGGAAGTTTATGTATTCTCTTCCTATATCATTAAGAAATAAGTTTTTATCTTCAACTTATATGCCTGTAACTACAGCGCTTAAAGCTCCATACTATTCAGGTGGATCTATCACGGCTATAAACATTGAAGCCGGAGGCTCAGGTTATAATGCAGGGACTACTACTGCTACTATTAGTGGTACTACTGGTTACAAAGAAGAAAATCCTTATATCATTAATTCTATAACTATAGGTGATGCTGGAGATTCATATTCTACTACTCCTACTATTACTATAGATGAGCCATACTTTGCTAATGCTTGGGTATCTAGTGCTAGTATTATAGTTGGATCTTATATCAAACATTTTAACTCAGCTACTCAACGTACTAATTACTACTATGTCATCTCCGGTACATTATTAGGTACTTCTGGCCCAACACATACTACAGGTACTGTGACTAATGGTAGTGCACAATTAAAATATGTAGGCACTCAAGCTAAAGCTTCTTGTGCATTAACTGGTACAGCAATATCTACAATAACTTTAGATTATGCAGGTTATGGATATATTAGTACTCCATTAGTGACTACATCAGCTGGTAAAACTAAAGATAACGATTATGCTACAAATAATGCTTTTAGTACTGGCCAGATTATAAAATCCGGATTAAGATACTATACAGTTACTACGGGAGGTACAACTGGAACTACTGCTCCTACACATACTTCCGGTGCTGTAGCAAATGGAACTACATTATTAACATACTTAGCAAGAGATGCAAATCTAACAGCAGCTACATCAAAGACAAACGCTGAGATATCATTAGAAATTAGTCCAAGAACTGATGCAGTATTTAGAGTAGCTATAACATCCGCAGGAACTAAATATAGCGAAGTGCCTACAATAACATTTACAGACCCTGCAACTCCAGGCGGAGTTACAGCCACAGGTACTGTTACAATTGCTTCTGGAGGAGTATCATATGTAACTATAAATGATCCGGGCAATGGTTACCTTACAACTCCAACATGTACTATAACAGCTCCAAAGATTACATTTAATGGTGCTACTTCGGTTGATGATACTGCAGAAACTATTACATATGCCACCCATAAATTTGTTACTGGTGACTCTGTAACTTATTATAACGGTGGAGGAACATCTATTACCGGTTTAACTTCAGGTAACACTACAGCTGGTTCATTTGTAACGGCTGGAAGATATATCATTAGAACTTTAACTGGTACTACGAATGCACAATGGAATACTGCTGCTGGTACTAGTGGAGTGACTTATGCTGTAGGTGATATATTCACTGCTGCAGCAGCTGGTGCTGGTACAGGTACCGCTCAAAGGGTATACTACGTTATTCGTACTGACGCTAATACTATTAAGCTTGCTACTACATCAGCTAATGCTACTGCTGGAACTGCAATTAACTTAACAGACGGTATAGGAGCAGCTCATGCATTAACCCTTACAAATGGTGCCGCACTAGGTACAGTATACTTAGGTACTGGAGGAGAAGTAGTTGGTTATACTATAACTAATCCGGGAATAGGTTACACTACAGCAGATATTACAATAACTGATAGTTCTGGATCTGGTTCTGGAGCAAAATTGTCAGTAGACTTTGATATCGGTAACGTTAATACTTTACAATCAAACGTAGAACTCTTAGCAGTACCAGGATCCATAGAAGCTATTAAAGTAGAAAATGGTGGAACTGGATATGGTGCTGCTATAGTATCTATTTTAGGAGACGGCCAAGGAGCTACAGCTACAGCTACAGTTAGCGGTGGTAAAATAATAGCCGTTAATGTCGTGAATAGCGGTTCTGGATATACGTGGACAGACGTAGTTATTTCTGGCGGGGGTGGTACAGGCGCTTTAGCAAGAGCTATCATGTCACCTTTAGGCGGACATGGTTTCAATGCTGTAGAAGAACTATATGCAAGATCACTACAATTTTACACTGCAATGTCTAGAGACTTCAATCAGGGTATAGAAATCACGAATGATTATCGTAAAGCTGGTCTTATTAGAAATCTTAAGAAATACGGTACTAATCAAAGGTTTACTGATGAGATAGGTTCTGGATGTGTATTAATTACAGGGCAATTTGATAAATTAAAACTATATCAAGACATGTTGTTACTTAAGAAAGAGGCTTCAGGTATAAACTATAAGAAGTATCGTATAGTTGACTTTAATGATACTCAGATCTTATTATCAGTATTTAATAACTTTAGTATTAATGTAGGTGATGTAATTGTGACCGATCCTACAAATGGAGGTCTTATTACTAACCCAACATTACCAGTATCTACTATCACAATAGAGAGTGTTTCAGAAAGAACCATTGACCAATTCTCTGGCGACTTTATGTTCTTTAGTGTTAGAGAACCATACGCCCCTGCAGATGATCAAATTATTACCATAAGAACCACTTTAACCTTATAAATATATAAAACATTGAAAGAGTAACCAGATATGTCACTTAACTTTAATATTAACCCCTACTATGATGACTTTGATGAGAAGAAAAATTATCATCGAATCTTGTTCCGTCCCGGATATGCGGTCCAAGCTAGAGAGTTAACTCAACTCCAAACACAAATCCAAGACCAAATCAATAAGTTTGGTAAACACGTATTTGTTAATGGATCTGTAGTCACTGGTGGTGGAAGATTATTTGAGAACGATGTCGTTTCTATTAAATTAGATTCTTCATTTGCTGGTGTATCTGTAGACTATGCAAAATTTCAGGGTACAATCATTACCGGCGGTACTTCTGGAACAAAGGCTATAGTTAAGTTAGCTATTGGTCCTATAGGTACTGATCCTATCACTCTATTAGTTAAAGTTATATCAGGTACAACATTTAGTTCATCAGAGACTATAACCACAGATACTGTAGTAGCTTATTCAGCTAAAATACAAACGACAGATCCATTTAATGATGCAATCGTATTCTCTGTAGATGCTGGTGTATATTTTATTGATGGTAAATTTGTATATGTGGAAGCACAAACTATTGCTGTAGAAAAATATACAAACATTACTTCTAAGAACATTGGCTTCTTAGTGACCGAGAGTGAAGTAAATTCAGATACTGATACCAGTTTATTAGATCGAGCTCAAGGTACTACAAACTATGCAGCACCTGGAGCTAATAGATATGGCATTACATTAACACTATCATCAAAAACTTTAGTTTCATCAGTAGCTAACTTTATTGAAATAGCTAGGGTCGTAGGCGGAGCATTAGTAGTCAATAAAGATAAAACTATCTATTCAGAGATTGGCAAAGAGCTTGCTCGTAGAACATTCGATGAGTCTGGTGACTACACAGTTAAAAAATGGCCGATACAAATATTAGATCATCAAGCAACATCTCCAGATTCAACCAAATTTTCAGTAGCTTTAGATCCTGGAAAAGGATATGTCAAAGGCTATGAATATGAAAGTATCAATCAAGAATTCTTAACATTAGATAGAGCTAGAGATACAGCTAGCGCACTAGGTGAAAATCTAAGTGTTAATTATGGTAATTACTTATATGTTACAAGTGTATATGGTGCATTTAGGACCACATCTAGTACACTGACATCTCTTGAATTACATGGTACGACTAGGGCTTCATCTGTAACCGGTTCAATCACTACTACAGTATTAACAGTGACAGCTGTTGGTTCTGGAGTACTTGGAATTGGTACTATACTCTCAGGAACAGGTGTTACTTCTGGAACTTATATTACTGCGCAATTAACTTCAACTGAGACTGACGGATCATTAGGCGGCAAAGGAACATATACTGTAACTCCATCTCATGCTTCACCTACAGGTAGTGTTACAATTACTGGTGCTGCAGGAGCTAATTCAAAAATTGGTACCGCTAAAATTAGATTCATGAAATGGGCCTCTGGAACGGCTGGTACTGGTGCTAAGTATAAGATGTATATATTTAATATTACTATGGATTCTGGAAAATACTTTAAAGATGTTGAATCTTTAATATACAATTCTGGATCTGGTGCATATATTACAGCTGGAGCAAACGTTGATCTATTAAGTAAAGTTGGCGGATCTTTATCTGGAAATGTATTCTTAAATGGCCAAGACGCTCCTGGTTTAGTATTCCCATTATCAAATCAATATGTACAATCAATAACTACTACAGAGTATAGGACTCAAAGAGCTATAGCATTAACATTTACTGCAGGCATTGCTTACTCAACACTAAGTACTAATGAACAATGGGTAGGAGCTGCTACAGTAAGTTCTGATGATAAAAATGCACACTATCATATAGTACTTAATGCTGCACCAAGTAATGCTGGAACTACTGGATACACTCTAGGGTCTATCGTAGATATGACTTTGACAACAAGATCTATAGTCAAGAGTGGCACAGCAAATGTCAGTCAACAAATTACTGTAGATTTAAAAGATGCGGCATTCGCAGGTACCGCAATATTAATAGCAGATATTGATCTTACTGCACAACTCCCATCAATTAGGACTAAGGCGCTATCGGGTTACTCTATTAAGATATTGGGTACTGGTTCTGCAGGCGGTTTAAATGTATCAGCTGGTGGTAAAGATTCATTAGCTATATCAGACATATACGATGTAGCAGGTGTCTATAATACTGGTGCAGTAAACCCAACTGCTGTCACTATTAATTCGACTACAGGAGTCCTTACATGGGGTGCAGTAGCAAAAACAGATGTAACTACAAACTATAGTGTTGACAATGGTCAACGTGCAGAATTTTATGATCATGGTAATATAGTACTCACTGGCACAGCTCCAACAGCAACACATTATCTATTAGTAGTATATAGAAGTTTTGCTCATACAGGCTCTGGCTATTTGTCAAAGAATTCATACTCCGTTTCATATGCAGATATCCCTACATTTACCGACCCATCTACTGGTAAGATATATCAACTAAGAGACTCTATAGACTTCAGACCTAAGCGTGATAATGGAGCTACTACCCTATCAAATAATCAAATTCCAGACCCAGATGCAACAATGGAAATGACATATGACTATTATTTGGGTAGATTTGATAAGATCATAGCTACTTCAGATAAACAGTTTATCGTTAAGAAAGGTGTTTCTGCGATATATCCAAAAGTTCCTTCTGATGAGTCTAATGGTATGTCATTGTACATCTTAGGTATACCTCCATATACAGCAAATGTTAAAGATGTACAAATTAAATATCTCGATAATAAGCGCTATACTATGCGTGATATAGGTAAATTAGAAAAAAGAATAAACACATTAGAGTATTATACTCAATTATCATTACTTGAAAAACAAGCTAAAGATACTTCGATCCCGGATTCTACTAATCAGGAGAAGTTTAAGAACGGTTTTGCCGTAGATCCTTTCACATCTGCAGATATATTTGCAACTACAGCTGCTACATGGTCTCAGCGTCGTTGGGGTTGGTGGTCATCATGGTTCAATGGCTCTAATACATTTAGTGCTGCAGCATCAAATTATAATGATAATTCTATAGCACAAGCCGCAAATATAGACTTTAAAGCTGCCATAGATCCTATCAACCAAGAATTGAGAGCACCATTTACAGTTAATTTTAGTGGATTTGATACATCAACTAAGACTAATACTGTTAAGACTGGGGATTTGGTAACATTAGGTTTTTCTGAAGCCATTGCTATACAACAATCATTAGCTACTACATACACAAATATAAATCCATTTAACGTTGTTAGATTTATTGGTGCTATCACACTTGAGCCAGCCTTTGATCAATGGGTAGACACACAATACTTACCTGCAGTTAATAAATTAGTTGATGTACAGCTACAAGATGCAGCTGATATTAATCAAACAGTAGTTACAGGATACTTTAGTAAAGCTAAAGTCTGGGCAACTACTAACGTTACTACTACAACTACAACTAATGTTGTTGGTTCTACAACATCTAATTTAGGCACAAATGTAGTAGATATTCAATACATCCCATTTATTAGAGCTAATACCGTTATTGGAGTAGGTAAATCATTTAAACCTAAATCTAGACTTTGGCCATTTGTTGAGAATACAAGCATAAGTGCATACGTTAAACCATTAACTCTGATCACTATTCAAAATCATACTGGTACATTATTCAATGACACACAAGGCGTATATGAATCATTAACTATCCATACAGGTAGTTCAGTGGGTACACAAACTGGTACTGCTAAGACCGCGCTATACTCACAACCTACAACAACAGACTCTACTAAACGTCTATTGACAGTATTTAGCACTACAGGAACTATTGCTGTAGGCCAATATGTAGTTGGTAGCAGTGGTGGATACGGAGTGATTACAGCTATCAGCACATATTCTTTAGGTGATAATTTAATCCCTGATGAGTATGGTTATATTGGATTTCAGTTTAATATTCCAGCTAATACATTTAAAACTGGAGAAAGAACTGTTAGATTAATTGATAATTCAATCAATGATGTTCAAGCTCAAGAATCTATTGGTGAAGCTAAGTATACTGCTATTGGCACACTACAGACTAAACAAGAAACGCTCTTAACTACACGATCAGTGCAAAGACAAAAGACCACTGTGACTACAGGTTATTACTATGATCCTACAGCTCAAACTTTCATGGTAGATGACAGAGCAAATCCACAAGGATTCCATGTATCATCTGTAGATGTATATTTTAAATCTAAGTCTTCTACTATTCCTGTTACTTTAGAACTACGTAGGACGGTTAATGGTTATCCAGAGTCAGTACGTACTATTCCATTTGCTGAAGTAGTATTAAACCCAGAAGACGTAAGTATCTCAGATGATGCATCTGTCGCTACAACATTTAACTTTGCAAATCCAATCCATCTATCCCCAGACGAATATGCTCTTGTATTAGTATCTAATTCAAATGATTATCAAGTGTTCGTATCTGAAATTGGTGGCACAGTCATAGGTACTACAACTAAAGTTGATAAACAACCGTATATTGGTTCATTATTCAAGTCACAAAATGCTTCTACATGGGAAGCTGATCAAAATAAAGATCTTAAATTTACTATCCGCAGAGCGGACTTCGTCTCTTCTGGTACTGTTGAGTTTAATATTACTGACCCATATGCATTGCTAAATTATCATACACTCTTTATCAAAACGTCTACAGTATTGCCAACAGGCACCGTAGTAAATTGGGCTGCAAAAGCTTGGTATGGAGCAAGTGCATTTGATACAACATGGATTCCTATTAATATTAATCAAGATATTAATTATGATGAATTAAGACAATTGGCTGCAGCAGCAAGTACTGGTACTGGCGCTCCTAGCTTAAGATTACAGGCTATATTAACCACTGACAATACATCAGTATCTCCAGCAATCGATGCTGCAGCACTTTCAGTAGTTACAGCATTAAATAGTATTAACAATGATACTACTGGAGAAGCTAGTGCAAAATCTGGTGGTAATGCTTCAGCTAAATATATAAGTAAACCTATTAGCTTAGCAGACGGGTTTGATGCTTCTAACTTATGTGTAACCGTAGATGTTAATATGCCATCTGGTACATCGATAGCTGTTTACTATAAGACATTGCCTACAGAAAAGACTACTCCTATTGATGATGAAAGCTGGGCAATTATGAATCAAGAGAAGGTAGTTGCTGCATCAACTACAGCGTTTGACTTTAGAGAATATAGATTCTTCCCGGTTGGTGCAACTAATGTCTATGGAGTACCACAAGATAATCCTATCACTCCTAGGTTTAATGCATTTCAAATTAAGATAGTTATGTTGTCTTCTAGTCAAGCTCAAACACCAAGACTAAGAGATCTTAGAATTATCGCATTGGATACTTAATATGAAGATACGAGTAGAGAATGAGAGTTTAGTTAGAGACACTACTACTAATGCTATATTAGAGGTAGACATTTCTAAGTTAAATCAACACAGAGCTATAAAACAGACTATTAAAGATAGAGAACAGAAGTTAGATTATTTGCTTGAAAAAATAAACAAATTAGAATCAATTATAGAACGGATGAATAATGGCGACAATATTACTTAGACTAGGCGCAACAGGTGCGACGGGAGTTAAAAATTCCCCTCTTACTAATGCAGAAATAGATACTAACTTTAGTAATCTTAATACTGACATAGGTACTAGATTATTATCCACTGATTATACTGCAGCTGATATTTTAACAAAGATTAAGACTGTAGACGGTACAGGTTCAGGATTAGACGCAGATCTATTAGATGGTCTAAACGCGGTATCCGGTGCTACTGGTGCTAGCATAGTATCTCGAGATGCTTCTGGTAACTTTTCAGCTGGTACTATTACTGCAACGTTTACTGGTAATGTAACAGGTAATACTGCTGGTGTACATACTGGTGCAGTAACAGGTAATGTAACAGGTAATACTGCTGGTGTACATACTGGTGCAGTAACAGGTAATGTAACAGGTAACTTAACTGGTAATGTAACTGGTAATACTACGGGAACTCAAAATGGCGCAGTAGGTAATATTACTCCAAGTACTGGTGCATTTACTACACTAAGTGCATCTGGAACATTATCAGCCGGTGGAGCAGTAACTTTAGGTGGTACAGTAAGTGTAAATGGTTCTAATGGTACAACTGGTCAATACTTAAAATCTAGAGGTTCTAGTTTAAATCCAATATGGGATACCGTATCAGTTAGTTTGATTTCTCAAGTTACAGACACACTACCACCTGGAAACGGTGGTACAGGTTTAACTTCTCCTGGTACTACAGGAAATGTATTATTATCTAATGGTACATCGTGGGATAGTCAACCTATTAATATTACTGTAACTGAATTAAATAATGATCCCACCGGATCATTCCCAACGGATGAGCAAATAGGAACAGCTCCAATATTTGCTGCTCGAGCATGGGCCCATTTTGATGGTACAAAAGATACTTCTAATGCTACATCTACATCAAATACAAATAGATTAATTAAAGCTAGTGGAAACGTTACATCTATATTAAGAAATTCTATTGGTAATTATACATTAACATTTAGAACGGCTTTACCTAGTGCTAACTTTGCAGCTATAGCTACAGGATTTTTAACTTCTGGTAATGCAGCTATAGTTACTACTGATAATTATACAACAACTACATTAACATTAAATTGTGTAGATTCTAGTAACGCTGAAGCAGACTTTTCACATGTAAACGTTGTGATATTTGGATAAGGACATTAAATGGCAAGCTTAACACTACGAAGCATTAAGGGATCTCCTCTAACACTAGCAGAGGTAGATGCAAACTTTACTGCATTAAACACTGAACTTGGCGATAAAGTAGCTACTACATCATATACTGCGGCAGATGTACTTTCGAAACTATTAACTGTTGATGGAGCAAGCTCCGGTTTAGATGCTGACTTTGTTGACGGTTTAAATCCATCTGCAACAAATGTTGGTAATAGTTTAGTATCTAGGAATGCTTCAGGTAACTTTGCTGCAGGTACTATTACTGCAACATTAACTGGTAATGTAACAGGCAACTTAACTGGAAATGTAACAGGCAACTTAACTGGAAATGTAACAGGCAATATTAGCGGTTCAGCTGGTACATTAGCTAATGTTAGAACTATCTCTATAACAGGAGATGGTTCATGGTCTGCATCTTACGATGGTTCTGCAAATACAACTGGTGCTTTTACATTAGCAACTAGTGGTGTAGTTGCTGGAACATATACTAAGATTACTGTCGATGCTAAAGGCAGAGCTACTGTTGGTGCATCACTAAGCGGCACTGATGTTACTACAGCTTTAGGTTATACTCCATGGCATTCAGGTAATGATGGAACTGGATCTGGATTAGATGCAGACTTATTAGATGGATATAATTCAGCAACTACTGCTACAGCAAATACTATAGCGTTGCGAGATTCTTCTGGTGACTTAACAGCGAATGTATTTAAAGGCACAGCAACGTCTGCAAGATATGCTGACTTAGCAGAAAAATATACTACAGATAAAGAATACTCGATTGGCACTGTCATTGTCATCTCAGATAAAGAAGATTCTGAATGCTCAGCATCAGACTATATAGGACAACATGCTATAGGAGTTATATCAGAGAATCCAGCATTCTTAATGAATTCTGAATCATCTGGTCAAGCAGTTGCCATCAAAGGAAGAGTGCCTGTTAGAATAATTGGCCCAATTAGAAAAGGTGAATCTGTTTGTGCAGCTACAAATGGTCAAGCTACACTAGGTCAACTTAATGCGATCGCAGTTGCATTAAAGACAGATTTAACACATGAAGAAAAATTAGTGGAGTGCTTTATATTATAACACTTAATGAAGTTGTTGAATTTATTCACAACCCTTTGTCATACAAGCAAAATTTAGTTTCATTAATAAATGACAGGGGGATGCAAATCCCCCTTAATCATTCTAGTGAACTATATGATGATGAGCCTAAAACTATTAAGATCGAAGGGATGGAACGCTATTCTAAAGCAATTTTAGATAAGTGTCGTGAGTTAGCTAATGAATATGATCATCATGGTCCTGTGACATGTCATGCATTCATTGCTCAAGAAAACTCTCCGTCATTTGATATTCATACTGATCCAGACGATGTCATCATAGTCTGTTGTGAAGGTAAAAAAACCATGACGGTGGATGGCGCATATATAGTATTAGAAGCAGGAGAACATGTTCATATTCCAGCTAATACACCGCATCAAGCACTAAATGAACATGCAGCATTAACGTTAAGCTTTGGTTTAGAAAACTATTTGAAGGATAAATCTCATAATGAATTGGATGTTTTACCTAAAGACGACTGAGACATGTAACTTAAACTGTCGCCATTGTTTTACTAACGGTATAAATGGCGCAAAGATATATTGGGATCATAATAAAGTAATAGATTGGATCCATAGGTTTTCAAAACACGCAGCAGATACTGATACAGCTCATTGTGAGTTTCATGGTGGAGAACCATTCTTAGTCCCAGTGTCTCAAATGTATGAGGTATGGGACAAGTGTAAGACTGCATTTACTAATATGACGTGGGGTGCAACCACTAATTTAGTATTTAAGTTATATCAAGAACATATAGATTTAATAAAGGGTCCATTTGAAGGTCGCATTGGCACTTCATGGGATCCAAAAATAAGATTTGATAATAAGAAGCAAGTAGATCTTTGGCGAAGTAATGTAAAGACATTGCTGTCTGAAGGCATAACAATAAGATTGTTTATAAGTGTCACCAAAGATACTATAGCTATAGATCCAATAGTATTGTTGAGATGGATAAGAAGGTTAGGAGTTCAAGAAGTATCATTTGAGAGATTAACTAATAATGGTAACGCTAAGAAATTCCCAGAGATATTCCCATCTAATATAGACCAAGATGCTTGGTTCCTTAAGATGCACGAACAATCTGCACAATATGGAACAAGAGATTGGTTTGATAATGACTTCTTAGAAGTAGTATACTCTAAGTTTGAGACTGGATTCAATAAAGGTGGTACATTCTGTAGAGATTGTGAAGAGAAGATATTCACATTAAATGCTGATGGAACCATATCTGGATGCCCAAATTCTGCGCCAGAGTTTCAATTTGGACATATAGAAGATCCTATAAAAGATCTTATAAATAGTCCAATAAGATTAGAAAACATGGCATGTGAAGCATCAAGGAACGAGATATGTTATTCGTGTGATGTATTTCAATACTGTGGTGGAGACTGTCACCAATTAGCCTGGGAAGGCGATTTATGTGGAGCTCCAAAGAGTTTAATGAGAGAACTTGCAAAGACTCAGAGAAAAGTATTCTCTATAATGCAAGTATAAATAGTATAAAGGAAGAATAGATGGCAACTTTAAATAACCCAATTAACCCGCAGAATATAGTCGATAGATTTGCAGACTATGTGGTAGCTACAGCAAACTCTGGTATTGCATGGGGTACTGATGCTTATCCATTTGCAGAATGGACTTATGGTGCTGAATTCGGCGGTACAATTGCTGGTAAAGCTATCGGCATAACTGGACGTAATATTGATGCGGTAGGAAATGTTGTTAATGCAGCTAACATCTATAATACATTATTGACTGAGACTGCTACTTATACTAATATTAGAAACTTAAGAGCTTTATTATTTATAGATGGTGATGGAGGTAATACTGGTTCATACCCAAATCCAGGATATGTATATGATGCTACAGCCGCGGCATATTTTACTACTGCATATAGACAGACGATCGGAGCTGGAGCATCAGATGTGGTGTCAGGCAGTATTGCTACATTAGTGGGCTTAGAAACATTTTTTGATAATTTAAGAACATCATATAATTCAGCTAGAGGAAACACAGTAACATTACAAGTAAACGTATGTCATGCTTCGTGTCATAGTAGTTGTCATGGTTCAAGAGGAAGAAGATAATGAATATTGTTGAAACTATTGCTCCTATTGCAATAGAAGATTTGAAGAAATACTTTGTTGATAAAAGCACTCTTTATATTATTGACTACAGTAAAAGCCAGATAAAAGAACAAAAGCTATTAACTTATCTAAGTAACTTAGAGATCCCGTGTGATATAGATCTAAGTAAATTAGATGCGTCAGAGATGTATGAGCTACTTAAAGCATACATGGAAACTACAGTGATAGTAAATCTATTATCTTTAGAGCTATTAATTATAGATGTATTAAAAGAAGCTAAAGGATTAAATAAAAAAGAAGTTCATAAAGAATTTATATCCGCAAATAAAGAACTCATTGATAGTTGGATTAGTAAATTGGATAGCTTGACATTATATAATATGTATGCTATTAATAATGATGAATTTCAGGCATTTGCTAAGCAATTTCCAGAAGATGTTGATAGAAGTTTAAACGGTATTAATTTCATCAGCTTATTAAAGAATCCACATTTCTATGATTTTTATAAGAAGATCGAGACTGACAAATTAAAATTCTATACTAACTATTTTAATGACTATATGTTTAAAGGTAAAAACTTATATCACTATTGGGCTAATCAGAACAATCCGCTATTCTTATTAACGTATGGTATTGCAGAAGGTTTGGTATCTTCTGAAGATTATATCATAGCAAAAACGCAAGATATCCAGGAGTTATCAAATGTTTCATCTGTTTAAAAAAGTATACATAGATTTTGATGATAAAATCAATATGAGTTACGATAGGATCATTTGCTCTAATGAATTTGGCAAAAAAGCTGATGCTGCTGATTTATCGAGAGTATTCTATGGAGAACTTATAGCTACATCTAAATCTATAGATGATCTTATTGGAAGAAATAAATCATTCGAAACATTGATAGAATTATTTGAAGAATTAAATACTAGAGTTGATAATACTGATAGCCCAGTATATATTTACTGTGATAGAGAATCTTATATTAGATTTGTTGCTAAGTGGTTAAGAGTTTTGCTTCCATTCTGTGATGCTGTTCATGGCTGGAAGTTTTTAAAATCTCATATATTTAAAGAAAAAAACTTTGTAAATTCACGATTATCTGCGTCAGAAAGCTTTTGTAAAGACATTAATAAATGGACAATGCTAGAAGTAGAATTTAAACATTATTGGGATCAAGAAGCACTAATTACTTCTGAAAGATTAAAGTACACTCCGTTTTTAGAGAAAGTTAAAACTAGCTTGAGAGTAGAATTTTTATTAGCTGGATACTTATATGATAAAAGATATGGAGATATATTAGCACAATGCATTACTCCTCTAATTAAAAAAGATCTAGAAAAATTTTTAAATGAACATAAAGAAATTATATTAGTACATTTTCAAAGACCTATATTTCAGCAATTATTAGAAGTACAAAATGGACCATATACATTTGATAACTTTTATGATATGATGGATGATCCGGCCCCGCTTGTACAATTAATGTTTAATCCTGAAATATGGGGTGAAGATAGAAGCTCTATGTTTGCGGAATCATCAAAAGGAAATATAAATTTTTCTGGATTTACTGATGAAGATATTGAAAATCTTAAAAAATATAGCGTAATAGTTGGTAAAATTTGGAGCGATGAAGAATGGTACATGACGCTTAGATCTGAAACTGATAAGTTTGAATTTATTAAGATGCTTAGAAATAAAGATTACTTTACTGTAGAAGATTTAGATGAAATTATAAACTATGAAATATTCCATCAACATCATGCAGCAGGATCGTTTTATGCTATAGATCTTAGGACTGTAAATACTTATTTTATTGATCATATTCTAATGAATCATGAGGATAAGTCTAAACTTAGACCTTATGTATTTGAAATGCCAACTTAAATTAATTATTCTATATTATGAAAACTATACCAATCATTCCAATTAAAAATGACACAGCGACATATGAAATAATTAAATCTAAAATAATTGATCATTCAGAAATAGTTGTCAATTTTTTTGATTATTGTAACATGAGCTGCGTGTTTTGTCCGCAAGATCATGATAATAAAACTGGTATAAGTAAAGATGAAATACTTTCTAAAATACCATTTGTTTTAAATTATATCCACTCTAACGAGAAAACAACCACCTTTTTATTGCATCTAATGGGTGGAGAATTATTCCAAGATGATTTAATAGAATCCGGAATTTTAGATTATTATTCAGAATTTATTGATCAACTAGAAAAAAATAAAAAAGATAAAATTTTAAATTATAATTTTAGTACTAATTTAGTATTTTCTAAAACTAAAGAAGTTTTAGAATTTTGTAAAAAACATAATTTAAAATTGTCAGTTAGTTACGATTGTGATGGTAGATTTAATAAATTGCAATTACAAAAATTTAAACAAAATATTAATATATTTTTACAGCATATTAAATTAATATCTGGTGTTTTAACTAAACCAAATATTAAAAAAATTATTGAAGGAGATAGTTATTTAGATTATCTATATAGTCGATTCGATTGTTATTGGGATCATTTACTAATAAGTGATAAAAAATTAGAATACTTACTGCCAGCAGAATCTGACTTATTAAAATTTTATACTCATTTAATAGATCACTATCCAAATAGTATTAATGTACATCAATTTTTACATAATGATACAAAAACCACAAAAATGTCTTGTACTAGAGGAAACAGTTTTACTGTTTTATATAATAATTCTGTACCTAAAGGTTGTTCTAGTTCTGTTTTAATGAAAGGAAACTTAGAAAATAGTAAAACAAGTGACTTAGGTACTACTAAAATTATAGAAAATTTTTTAATAGAAAATGAATGTTTATCATGCGAGTATTATCAACGGTGCAATTTATCATGTTTTGTTCATAATGATTATAAAAATCTAATTAAAGATGTAACAAAATGTGTATTTAAAGAAGTGTTTGAATATGCTGACACAAAATAAAATAACTTTACACTCTTTAAAAATTAAAAATATTAATGCTAGATTAAAAATTGCATTTATCAATCCACCACATGCTGATTGGTCATTAGCTAATAATGCAACGTTTTTAATGATGAAAAGTCATTATATAAGAAATGGAAAATATTCTGATTTTGTTGAATGGATCCCACCGTTATATAAATGGAATGCATATAATAATTACGCTGAAATATATGATGAAGTCAAAGAGGCTGATGTTATTATGTTTTCATCATATACATGGAATGCAATAATGATTGATGAAATATGTCAATACATTAAATTAAAAAATCCAAATATATTAACTATTATTGGAGGACCTCACATTGGAACCAACGAACCAGATTTATTAGAAAAAAGATACAAATTATATGATTATATCTGTCAACCGACAAAACCTGGGGAAACTTTTATTGAAGATTTTATAAATTCCTGGTTTGAAAATAATTATAAACCAATACATGCTGATATTTCTTGGGAAATAAGATCTGACATACAGCGTAATCATTATATAGATAAAGAAAATTATTCTGTATATGAGGATAATCAAGAATATTTAGCTACGGCAATTAAATATGCTAAAGATAATAAAATGGAACCATTCGTTATTATAGAAACCACTCGTGGGTGTCCATATAAATGTGTATTTTGCGAATGGGGCGGTGGAATTAATACCAAAATTATTAAAAAAGATATTGATATTGTTAAAAGAGATATACTAGCTTTGATAAATGCCGGATATAAAGATACATATCTTACAGATGCTAATTTTGGAGTTTTTGAAGATAGAGATATAGAAATTTTTAGATTTGGATGGCAAAATAGATTATATTTAAGTGATATATCTACAGTTAAATCTAAAGATTTAAAAAGAAGAAAACGCTTGGTAGATAAATGGTTTGAGGTAGTTGGGCCCGGTCCAGATACATATAGAAAGTCTTTTAATAGTGCTGATATGTGGAAAGATACAGACTATGTATCCGTAGTTCCAACGGTAAGTATACAAAGTATAAGTGATGAAGCTATGATAGTAGCTGATAGAATAGATTTATCATGTAAAGATAAATTAGAATTGAGTAAACATATTAATGCCCAATGTGCTAAATATGGATATCCTATACCACCATTAGAATTAATTTTAGCGATGCCAGGATCTACTATACAAGATTTTTATGATGAAATGGAATTAATATGGAATTTTAAAGCTTGGGGAAGTTTTCGACATGATTATATGTTTTTACCAGATTCCAAATTAAATTCATTAGAATATAAAGAAAAATATAAAATAGAAACTGTAGATGTCTATTCTAGTATTATAGAAGAAGACGGAGTAGATAGTTGGAATAATTTATATAAAAATAATAAAAATTATTTTAAAACTATTAAGTCATGCTATTCATTTACATCAGAAGAAATGAAAGAGATGTGGTTTATGAATATTGCTGCTAATTATTTGCTACAATATGTATATCCGCCTTATGAAAATTTAATAAAACCTGGAGAATTTGGAAAAATTTGCTATAAGATTATTAAACAATTGGATGGATTTGATCAAATACTACTAGCAGTTGATAATATATTTAATACATCAACTCCGCGAAGTTCTATAAGAGAATTAAATGGCAGATTTAGAGTTGAAGTCATAGAAGAATTGTTAAAAGAAAATGAACTTATCATAAAAAATGAGGTAATGAGATCATGCATGAAATTTTAAAAAATGTATTAGAACATGGATATCACAAATTATTTGAACCAACCGGTTTGGAATTAATAGATATTAATAAATTTAAATTATTACATGTTGAAGAACGCGGTAGAGATAATGGCGTAGATGATGTACCTCTAGATTTGTCTAATAGGTTAAATTTGTTTGCGCAATATCTTAAAGAAAAATATATAAATCCACTTTGGCCGAATTCAGTATATAATAAATTTATAGTTTGGGAAGGTACTGACAAAGATAATGAAGGATGGCATACCGATTTATTTGAAGGATATGATATTTTTATGTTGTATTACTTTGATGATACTAAAGAATCTACTGGAGGAGCGATACAATTTAAATGGAAAGATGATCAAGTTTCATATCAACCAAAAGCCGGAGATCTATTTATAGTTAATAATTGTAGAGGATTTTGGCATAGAGCAACATCTACTACTATAACTCGAAGAGTAGCTTCATTTGATTTTAATGTAGGATTATATAATAATGATTGATAAATTAGTAGAACAAAAAAACAAAATTGGTGATGAACGTGATTTGTGTGCTGAATTGTGTAATCTGTGGTTAACACATTTATATGAATTTCAAGATGATCCAGAAAATTATAAAAAATATTTAAATTTAATATCTAATATGGAAGCTTATGGACAAGATTTAAAAGAGCAAATTAGAGCTATTAATAGACAAATTTGTAAAATTGAGGGGGTAGAATCCATAGGAGATACTAAGTATGTAAGAGAATGCAATAATAAACATGGATTAGATATGCCAAATGAAGACAAATGATGTAAATTCATTTTTTATTAATGGATATATGCATGGACACATTGATGAGATAGTATCTATAGACTTCGATAAGTACACCTTTATAGATTGTAATAATGAAAATTGTGAAAATATGGTATTTGATGCATCTTTAACTCCACTATTAAATAAGTTTTATAAAATACTTGAAGATAGATTTGTCAGCAAAATATTTAATTCATATACATTATATCAATTAAATGCATGGAAAGGCGTTGATTCATATTCTAGCGAATGGCATAATGATTTTACTTCTACTTCAAATTTTAATTCAAATATATTGATCTACTTAGATGATAGCTATGATAAAAATACTATTGAAATAAGAAATGGATCTCAAGAGTTTGTCATATATCCTAAGAAGGGTGACTTTGTTTGGTTAAATCAGTCACATAATTTTCAACACAGAGCCAAACATGTGATAGGAAATCGTCGTTTAATGAGCTTTGAAATGTATATAAATGATCTATGGACTTAATAATCAAACCAACGGAAAAGTGTAACTTTAAATGTACATTTTGTTCGAGCACACATATCACTGAAGATAAGACTGCAGAGTTAGATCATCAGCATATCTTTGACTTCTTAAAGAGGTTCCCAGAAACAAATACTATCATAGTCAATGGTGGAGATCCGTTGATGATGGATCCTGAGTATTATTGGAAAATCATAGAACACTTAGATGATATAGGCTCTCATGCTAGCATATCATTCACTACAAACTTATGGCCGTTCTATAAGAACCCAAATAAGTGGAAAGAACTATTTAATCATCCAAGACTCGGAATAACTACATCGTTCCAGTATGGTGGAGGTAGACTTAAAGGAGACTTGACAGTATTTAGTGAAGAAGACTTTTGGAAGTGTTCAGATGCTATGTTAGAACACTGCGGATATAGACCAGACTTCATAGCAGTCATCACTGAAGAGAATGAACATGATGCAATAAAAAACGTCGAGTTAGCTAAAAAGATGGGTGTAGAGTGTAAGCTTAACTATGCATTCTCATCTGGGCCGCCAGTAAAGTTTAAAAACATAATCATGGGTCAAGAAGGTAAGCCATACCTATTAGCAGACATATATGAGATATATGTTGAGATATGGAAAAGGGGTTTGACTGAGTGGGAATATAATACTAAACAGATGGTTAAACGTTTGCGAGGTGAAGGTACTACATGTCCTCAAAATAGAGATTGTGATGACAGCATTAGGACACTACAGCCATCAGGTGACTACTATTCATGTGGTGCTTTTGGCGATGACCAACAACACCCAATAGACTTTAAAAAGGAAATGTCCGGTGAAAAGATATATCCTATTAAGTTTCAACCCGAACTACAGAGTTTAAAACAATCATGTTATACATGTCCTATGTTTCAAATATGTAACGGATGCAAGAAGACTATAACAGACCTTAAGAACTATAACTTAGTTGAAGAGCATTGTTATAAGATGAAACAACTTGCACCAGATATAATCAAAGCTAATGGATTAAATTTAGAACCAACTCCATATGAGAGGGAATATGATTATATCAATTAATCCATGGTACTATTGTAACTTTAAGTGTGATTTCTGTTATCTAACTAAAGAACAGTTGGATGATAAGACTCTATTAGATTTAAGAGTATTAGAAAAGAAACTTGATGAAATACTATTAGTTGAAGAGATCCATGGTATAGACTTATATGGTGGAGAGATAGGCTTATTACCTGAAGATTATGTAGAAGAGTTATGTGATATAGTCAAATCAAGAGGCATTGATGACATAAACATAATCACTAATCTAAGTATGGTCAATAGAGTCATAACCAACCCAGATTTATATGTATCTGTTAGCTATGACTTTGAATGTAGGGAACAACATGATAGGGTATGGGACAACATGTTTGCTCTCAATAAACCGTTCTCTATATTAATCTTAGCCAGTAAAGATCTAATAAATAAAGATGTAGGTCAGATGATATCTCAACTAAACCTACTAAGTAACTTAAGTTCTGTAGAGATAAAACCTTATAGTATCAACCAAGCAAATTGCCACTCTGTCAGTCATAAAGACTTTGAGTTATTTGTACAAAAATGGTTGGATAGCGATATACAAATGAGGTTTGAGTTTGTCAATGAAAAGAACATCAAAAGTGTTTTGGATGGATCTCGTAATGCATTCAGTAATGACCATGTATACATCACGCCAACTGGAGAATATGCGGTCCTTGAGTTTGACTTAAATGATAAAGAATACTTTAAGACCTTAGACTCAATACAAGAGTATAAAGATTGGGCGATTAATGAGCCTAATAAGAATGTAAGTGATATATGTAAGTCTTGTGACTATTATGGTAAATGCTTAACAGAACACTATCGATATGTTAAAGACTTGGATAATGGATGTAATGGATATAAAGGACTAATTGATTGGTATAAACATGGAAGACTGGAAGATAAGACAAGAGCTATATCATAGACTAAATACTGTACATGATGATGACTTAAATGATAAAGATATAGTCATCACTGATAATATAGTGACAGATGCAGTCCGATACTTTAAGGAAGATAACTTAGGTTGGATATATCCATCTAAGAGCTATATGGTTGCCATATGCTATGCTAGATGGTTATCAGAAGAGTTTGGTAGAAGTCCTATTGACTACTTAAATGATATAGATTTGCTATTTGGGAATGATCCTTATTTCTTAACATATGATGAAGATGATATTACATATAATCAAATATTAAGTTATATAGGTGGTTGGCAGTTTGATGAGACTAAAGGATATGTCCTTGATGTCAAATCATATTTTTTAAAGGAGTTTATGATAAATGATTAAACAATTATGGTCTACTTCGCTATTGCATGATAGTATGCAAGAAGATATATATTCTCCTTTTTTACAAAAAATACTTACTGATCCACATGCAAATAATATTATAAACATCCCAGATGGAGAAAAATCTACAGATATATTAAATGATACATCTATTGAAGTTCAAAACTTTAAAAACAAGATTATATATCCAGCATTTGATAATTATTTAAAGTCTACATTAGATAGGAGTATCAGCGATTGGGGTGGATATAAATTTAAGTCGTGGTTAATCAAAGGGTCTAACTCATATAATGTTAATTATCATAACCATAGAGGTTCTCAAATAACATCTGTATTTTATCTACTAGTTGATGAATTAGGATCTGGCGGCAATGTTACTTTTACGGATCCAAGACAAAATTCTAACAGAGGATATGATTCAAGTTTTTTACCATGGTTTGATCCTTTAATCATAACCCCTAAAACTGGAGATTTTGTAATATTTCCAAGCTTTCTTTATCATTTTGTCTCTACGTATGGTGGTGGTATACGTATTGCAATGCCGGTAGATCTTTTTTTATACACTAACTCATAAATCGCTCTTAATCTTATCATAAATATAGATATCTAAACTAGGACTACTAATATGATTAAATCATTATTTCCAAACAATATTTTAATTAAAGATCATGATTTGAGTGATGAATGGAACTCAAATATAATATCTATAACCAAAGCCATTTTTACTAATGAACTAACAAAAACTAAAAATTATGGAGCTGCTGGAAATGATTCTGTTGAATTATTTACTGAAGATAATTTTAAAATCTGTCCAGAATTAATCCATCTCCAAGAAATATTTATAGATGGATTTTATGAATTAGCATGCTCTTATTCTAATAATACTTTAACTAAAAAAAATATTACTGAGAAAGTAAAAAAATACTTTGGTAGAATACCATTTATGAAACATGGAGATTATAAAATTATACACAAGCATGATATAGCTTCTGCTGTAGGTGTATTTTATCTGAATGATGTTGATAATATTAAACATGGCGGAGATCTAATATTACACGATCCTGGATTTCATGGAGCTCATAATTTTCATGAAAAGTGTACATATAGTGTTAATACCAAAAAACATAGATTAGTGATATGTCCAGCTTATATTTGGCATGAAGTTAGACTGTACACAGGACACGATGAGCGCATGGCCATAGTTATTAATTTGGATCTATAATATAACCTAACTCAATCTTATTATAAATAATAGATATGGCAGCTATAACAAATTTTTACATAGACACTGGATCCACTTTTGGGGCAGTAATTACAGTCAAAGGATCTGATGGGTTGCCATTAAACTTGACCGGATTTTCAGTCTCCTCATTTATTAGAAAATCATACGCATCGAGGACTCATATTGACTTTAATGCACAGATATATTCTATATCTGGTGGACAAGTTCGAGTGTCTTTAACTGATGAGCAGACTACTGGTATAAAACCAGGTCGATACATGTATGATATAGAGATAGAGTCATCAATAGGTGAAAGATTAAGGGTATCTGAAGGTATCATCATCTTTACTCCGTCAATAACAAAGCCGGATCCGGCATAAAGGAATAAAAGTGGCAGATATTTTTGCAGAAGTCACCGCCGTCGGGATACAAGGTTTATCAAGTACAACCAATGGAGCTACAGGTATAGCTGGTGCCAGTGGAGTATCTGGTGCCTCAGGAATATCGGGTGCAACCGGTATTGCTGGTGCATCTGGATCTGGAAATGCTGGAGCATCAGGTATTACCGGAGCTTCTGGTATTTCAGGTGCAACAGGTTCGGCCGGTGTCAATGGTGCTACTGGTTCTGCTGGCGTCAATGGTGCTACTGGCACAGCAGGAACTAATGGAGCAACTGGTATTGCTGGAGCTACTGGTGCTGGTCCAGGAACAACAATATTTACGACATCATCAACTGCAGAAGTTGTCGTTGAAACTATAAATGTATCAATATATAGAAGCGTAAAATATGAGATGCAAGCAACTTCAGGGTCTAATTATGCTGTAAGTGAATTAAGATTATTAATCGATACACCAAACGTATTTTTAACTGAGTATGCTGGATTAGGAAATCCTTTAGGAAGTTTTGCATCATTTTATTCACCAGCATCTAATAACTATAGTTCACCAGTTATTAATAATGGTGGGTTATCATTCTGGAATAATACGGGTTTAACGATTTATACGACTAATGCTAATGTTATAGAAGCATTACTTTCAGCTCCAGCAGGTACAGTAATTAGTTTAAATTCTGCGGCATTAAGCGCTACACTTGCATCAGCATTTGTAGAAGTAAATGCTGGGATATACACAGCAGCGACTACTACAAGTCGTTCACCTAATACATTAATAACAAATATAGCATGGACAGGTTCTGGTAACATAGAATTAAGGTTTACACCTGTCAATTCTATAACCACATTAAAATATAAAAAAGTAAGCATTGAAATATAATTATGAAGTATAACTATTATAAATAACTATAGCACATGCACTAACACCAAAATTTAAGGAGATTTCCCGTGGCAACAAATAATTCAAAATTCGTAGCAAAAAATGGTATAGCGGTAGGCAGTGGAGCCACCGGGCCAATAGATGTCATCTCGTCGGCAGGCGTATGGTTAGGAACAGGTGCTTCAGGTGGAGCGACTGGTGCTAGCGGAGCCACAGGTTCTGCAGGTTCTAACGGTGCCACAGGTTCTGCAGGTTCTAACGGTGCCACAGGTTTTCAAGGAGCTTCAGGTGCTACTGGCGCTTCAGGTGTAACAGGTGCTTCAGGTGCTACGGGCATCTCAGGTTCAACTGGTTCACAAGGTATTCAAGGAGCTTCGGGAGCTTCAGGTATTCAAGGTGCAAGTGGTGCAACTGGTTTAATAGGTGCTTCTGGTTTAACAGGTGCCTCAGGTTTAACAGGTTCTTCTGGTTTACAAGGCGCTTCAGGTGCCACAGGTAATGTTGGTGCAACTGGTGTTTCAGGTACAACTGGTGCTGCAGGTGCAGACGGTGACAAGTACAACACAACATCTACAACAACATTCCAACTATCTTCAGATGGTGCAACTGGTATAGTTTATACACCGACATCAACTCTTGACTACTCAATCGGTCAAACAATTGTTTTAGCATTAGATATTAATACTTATCAGCTTGGTACTGTTATTACTTACACAGGTTCGACAGGTGCAACAGGTATCCTTACATTCAGAAAAGATTCATTCCGCGGTGCTTCAGGTGCTACAGGTTCTAATTGGTCTATTAACTTAGACGGTGCTGTAGGTGTACAAGGCGCATCAGGTACTAATGGTGCAACTGGTTCACAAGGTTCATTTGGTGCTTCAGGTATCCAAGGTGCTTCAGGTACTCAAGGTATTACAGGCGCTTCAGGTGCTTCTGGTGTACAAGGTGCTTCTGGCTCTACAGGTTTCCAAGGTGCTTCTGGTGCTACAGGTCTTGTAGGTTCCACTGGTGCATTCGGTGCAACAGGTAATGTTGGTGCTACAGGTTTAGTAGGTGCTAGCGGTGCAACTGGTATTACCGGTGCTTCTGGTATCCAAGGTGCAAGCGGCGCTTCAGGTATTCAAGGTGCTTCAGGCGCAACAGGTGCTTCAGGCGTTCAAGGAGCAACAGGTACCGTTGGTTCTAATGGTGCAACAGGTATCCAAGGTGCTTCAGGTGTAACAGGTTCACAAGGTATACAAGGTGCCTCAGGTTCAACAGGTGCTAGCGGTGTAGGTGGCGCGACAGGTATTGCTGGTGCAACTGGTTTCACAGGTGCGACCGGTGTTGCTGGTGCAACTGGTTTCACAGGCGCGTCAGGTCTTACAGGTTCTACCGGTTTTAATGGTGCGACAGGTATTGCTGGTACAACTGGTGCCGCGGGAACTAATGGTACTAATGGTGCAACTGGTATTACCGGTTCTACAGGTTTCACAGGTGCTACAGGTACTTCAGGTGCAGCTGGTGATACATATAACACAACATACACTGGTGGATTAACATTAGAAAATACTGGTGCAACTGGTGTTGTCTATACTGCAGCAGGACTACTTGATTATTCTGTAGGTCAAAGTATTGTAATTGCTCTATCAACTAGTTTATTACAACGCGGTACTGTTATCAGTTATACTGGTGCTACAGGTGCAACCGGCGTTCTTACATTTAGAAAAGATTCATTTGCTGGTGCTTCAGGTGCAACTGGTGGTACATGGGCAGTTAACTTAGACGGTTCACAAGGTACGCAAGGTGCTTCAGGTATTACAGGAGCTTCAGGTTCTCAAGGTGCTTCTGGTTCTACCGGTCCAACAGGTGCTACAGGTATCCAAGGTGCTACAGGTAATGTTGGTGCTTCAGGTTTACAAGGTGCTTCTGGTTCAACAGGTGCCGTAGGTGCTACGGGTGTAACTGGTTCAACTGGTGCATTTGGTGCTACAGGTAATGTTGGTGCTTCAGGTGCTACAGGTACCACTGGTACACAGGGTGCTTCAGGTTCAACAGGTGCTGTAGGTGCTACAGGTACTGGTTTAACAGAAGGAGTCGCGACATTAACGACAACTACAGCTAACCAAACTATAGACACTTTTGCTTTATCTTCATATAGTACTGCTAAGTATATCATTCAAGCTAAGGACTCAGCAAACGTCCATTCTACAGAAGTTATAGTTACACATAATGGTACGGATGCAGTAGTCACAGAATATGCAACAATGTATTCAGCTTCAAGCTTGATTACAGTATCTGCTGAAATTTTATCAGGAAATCTTCTTGTTAAAGTTACCCCAGTTAATGTAAACACTACTGTTAAATTCTTAAGAGAAAGCGTCATTGCTTAATAACACACAACACGATCTAGGAGATTAAAGCGTGGCAACGAATAACGTAAAATTTAGAATAAAAAATGGTGTCGCGGTCGGTGGGGCGAGTGGCTCATCAGGATCTTATGGTGTTATTGACTCTAATGGTAATTGGATAGGTGCATCTGGCGCTGGAGAAAGCCCATATGGTGCAACCGGTTCGGTAGGTTTAACTGGTGCGACAGGTGTCAATGGAGCAACAGGTACTATAGGTATTAACGGTGCATCAGGTATTACAGGTAGTGCAGGTTCAGTTGGAACTCAAGGTGGTCAAGGTGCAACTGGTGCACAAGGTTCTACTGGAATACTAGGTGCAACAGGTTCTCAAGGTGTTAATGGTGCTCAAGGTTTACAAGGTGCTACAGGTTCTCAAGGTACTAGTGCAGACCAAGCAACTACTGGCAATCCACGCGGTATATGGTCACCTTCTGAAACATACAATACAAATGATATTGTAGTAGCTACAAATAATAAATCATATAGAGCACTAGTAGATAATATTACATTTAGTGATCCTGTTACAAGTCCACCGGGAAGATGGCTTGAGACAGCATATGCTGGTGCTTCCGGTATCCCAGGTGCTTCAGGTTTCCAAGGTATTTTCGGAGCTACAGGTTCTCAAGGTGGTCAAGGTGCAACCGGTATATTAGGTGCAACTGGTCCTAGTGGCGACAACTATCATTCATCTTCAATCACATCACTTGCAATAAGCGCAGAGGGTGCTACTGGTTCTGTTACATTGACAAATAAGTCAATGGAATATTCAACTGGTCAAAAAATACTTCTTGCTTATGATATTAATAATCGTCAATACGGTACTGTCATTAGTTATAATGCTGGAACTGGTGTATTAGTATTTTCAAAAGATGAAGCTACTGGTTCTGGAACATATTCATCGTGGGAAGTTAACTTAGATGGATCAATTGGTCCAGCTGGTGCATCAGGCGCTACAGGCGCTGCTGGTGCAACTGGTACAGTAGGAGCTACAGGTTTTCAAGGATTACAAGGTGCTTCAGGTGCTACAGGTAATCTTGGAACTCAAGGTGCTGCTGGCTTAAACGGAATTCTAGGATTACAAGGTGCAACAGGTATATTAGGTGCACAAGGTTCTACAGGTGCTTCAGGTCCTCAAGGTACACAAGGTGCAAGCGGTTCTCAAGGATCTACAGGCTCACAAGGTTTTCAAGGAAATCAAGGTACTGCCGGCATAGCTGGTGCATCAGGTTTACAAGGTGTATTTGGCACTGTTGGTACACAGGGCGGCCAAGGTGTAGTTGGTACCACAGGTCCAGCTGGATCAACTGGTGCTCAAGGTACTCAAGGTAATCAAGGAGCTTCAGGTGCAACAGGATTTTTAGGCAACATAGGTTTTCAAGGTGCTACAGGTAACGTTGGTTCTACAGGTAACGTAGGTGCTACGGGCGTAACTGGTTCAACTGGTACATTTGGTGCAACTGGCGCTATCGGTGGTGGTGGTTTAACTGGTGCTTCAGGAGCAGCTGGTGCTACAGGCCTCCAAGGTGCAACAGGGGCAACTGGTATTCATGGCTCTACAGGTTCTCAAGGTCAAACCGGTGCAACTGGAAATATAGGAGCGACTGGTAGCCATGGAGAAAGATACTTAACAGGTTCAACAACAACATTAACACTAAGTGCTTCAGGTGCAACAGGAGTTCAAGTTGCTGCCGATGACATAGGTGGAGATTACGGATTTAATTTCTCAGTTGGCCAAGGAATCATCTTAGCTAATAGCATCAATAATTATCAAGAAGGTAAAGTAACTGCATATAATACCTCAACAGGTATATTAGCATTTGACAGAACTGGAGCTGTTGGTTCCGGAACATATTCATCATGGACAATTAACTTAGATGGTGCTGTTGGTCCTCTTGGAGCAAGTGGTGCTACAGGTAATACTGGTACACAAGGTGCAAGTGGTTCTACTGGTTTAACAGGTGCCACAGGTATCACGGGAGCCACAGGTATCCAAGGTACTTCAGGTTTACAAGGTACAAATGGATTCTTTGGTACATTTGGTAGTCAAGGTGCACAAGGTTTAACAGGTGCTTCAGGTCCTCAAGGTACACAAGGTGCAAGCGGTTTACAAGGTATAACTGGCGCGTCAGGTGCGTCAGGTGCCTCAGGTATACTAGGTGCTACGGGTTTCAGTTTAGTAACAGGTGCAACCTCAGCGTCAGCTGGTTCTACTGGTGTAATAGATTCATTTGCAGCTAACGTTGTTGGTACCGCAAAATATCTATTACAAGCTAAAATGCCAGGAGCATCAGGAGTTCAAGCTACTCAAGTGATATTGAATCATACATCTTCTAATGTATATTTAACAGAATATGCTTCTGTTAATACGAATGGTAAAATTATGGATGTTTCAGCTTCTACTAATGGAAGTACTGTTAGCTTAGAAGCATTAGCAACGTCAGGATCACCAACAATTAAATTTGTTAGACTAGATGTAGACGCATAAATAGATCATGAGCACTAGAGGCGGCATAGGTCAAATAGGTGGAATAACGATAGATGATGATAATAGGTTAAATCCTATATCATCATTTACTCATTTGGATAACACCACTATACCAGCAGGTAAAGCATTTGTATATCCCACTTCATGGTGGTATAACCAAATTAAATTTGAAGAACATATTGGCAAACAGATAATGTTTGACACAGCAGGCATAGCTATACAAAACCCAGCATTTGGTGTAATCGAAAGTTGGGATGGAGCAACACTAATAGTTGCTATATTACACGGAGATTTTAAGTCACGAAACGACTTTGGTAAAATCACACATTCATATTAAATAATTGATCAAAATGATCAAGGGGAAAATGAACCTTGGCTACAACAAATAGTAAGTTCTTAGTAAAGAACGGCTTAGCCGTTGCCGGATCTACCGGAGCAATCGATGTAATCAACACTTCAGGACAATGGATAGGTGCCACTGGTTCGCTATCTGGGGCAACAGGCGCTCAAGGTGCATCAGGAATCTCAGGAGCTTCAGGTACTATTGGTGTCAATGGAGCTACTGGTGTAGCTGGTGCAACCGGTGCATTACAAAACTGGTCAGTTAAGACTACAACATACACTGCAGTAAATAAAGACTCTATTGTTGCAAACACTTCAGGTGGTGCATTTACTATTACACTACCAGTAACACCAACGACTGGTTCAAGCATAAGCTTAGCAGATGGCGCTGGAACATGGGCTACAAATAATTTAACAGTAGCACGAAATGGTTCTACTATCGAAGGATCAGCAACTGATTTAATATTAGACGTTAATAACACTACAGTAGATTTAGTATATGACGGTACTACATGGCAAGCATATGCTAATATAGGTCCTACAGGTAGTGCTGGTACTAATGGAGCTACTGGTACTGCAGGAACTAATGGTGCTAGTGGTGCAACTGGTGTTGGTGTTAATGGTGCTTCTGGTATAGGTACTAACGGTGCTTCAGGTATTACTGGTTCAAGTGGTGCTACAGGAATTCAAGGTGCATCAGGTGTTGCTGGTGCAACTGGTACAGCAGGAACAAACGGAGCTACAGGAATTCAAGGTGCATCAGGTGTTGCTGGTGTTAATGGTGCCACTGGTGTTGGTGTCAATGGTGCAACTGGTATTAGCGGAGCCTCAGGCGTTGCAAGTGCAGCCGCTACCGGGGCCACTGGTTATTCAGGTGTATTCAATGCTTCTGTGTATATCTCTGCAGGATCTACTGGTGCCACAGGGTTTGTTGGTTCTACTGGTACTATAACTGCTCCTACTGCGTATTTTAATAGTATATTCCTTGGTGGTACTGCATTAAGTTCATCAGGCGGCGGTGCTACAATTACTGATGATACAACTACTAATTCATCACACTACCCGACGATGTCTACTGCGACTTCAGGTACATACAGCGCAGCAAAAGTATCATCTACAAAATTATACTTTAACCCCTCCACTGGTACATTGAATGCTACTATATTCAATTCGCTGTCTGATGCTAACAAGAAACAAAACATAGCACCTATCCAAGATGCAGTGACTACTATTAATAAACTAAACGGTGTATCATTCGAATGGAAAGACAATAGTCTACCATCATATGGTGTGATCGCTCAAGAGATCGAAGAAGTATTACCAGAATTGGTAAATACGGATAAAGACGGTGTCAAATCAGTAAACTATAATGGTATTATTGGGTTCTTGATTAATGCTATCAAAGAACAACAGAAGCACATCGATGAATTAAAGGATAAAATTAAATGACACAATTAAGTAGTTTATTAACAGGTCAATATACTGGCGCAAATGGCGCATCAGGTGTTGCAGGTGCATCAGGTGTTGGTACTACACTCGGTGCAACAAGCTTTGTAAACGTTGCTACTTTGACAGCGGGAACTGGAGCCACAGGTGCTACAGGTACTATCACTGCATCCGGTACAATTGTGTCAGCTTCGCATTCTCTAGGTGGCACTGGTGCTACAGGATTTGTTGGTGCGACTGGTACACTCTCAGCAACGACTGGTTACTTTGGTTCTGTATTAGTTAATGGAGTAGCACCAGGTGGTGGTCTTGGTGGTCAATATGTAACATTTAGTGGAACCGCATCAAGAGCAACAACAGTTATGACTGTATCAGCTGTAACCTCAGGAACTATACAAGTTGGTGACACTATTAAAACTGCTGATGGTGTAACTTCTTTTGGCACTGTCTCTTCATTTGGTACAGGTACTGGAGGAGCTGGTACATACAATATGTCTGCATCAGGTACGATTGCTTCTACATCTGTTTATACATCTGCTTCTACTTTTACTATTCCAACAGGTAAGACAGTTGTTAAGGTAACTGTAATTGCTGGAGGTGGCGGTAGTGGTTCTAATGTTAATGCAGGTTCGGGTGCGGGTGGTGGGTATTCTATTCACTATCTTACAGGATTAACACCTGGTAATACCTTAACAGTCACTGTTGGAGCTGGAGGAATTGGAGGAAGCGGGGTTGGTGTAGGTGGAGGAACTGGAGGAACTTCATCAGTAGCATCGGGTACACAAACCATTACAACTGTATCAGCCACAGGTGGTGGAGGTGGAACAGGCGGTGGAAATGCAACATCAGGTGGAGGTACAGGAGGCTCAGGATCAGGAGGTTCTTTTAATGGAACAGGTGGATCTGGTGGTCCTGGTACAACAGTTGGTGGTGGATGCCCAACCGCCTATTATGGTATTATAGGTTTAGGAGGAGGTAGTTTATATGGAGGAAATACATCTAACCCTACTGTAACTACCGGTGCTCAAATTAACCCTCAAGCTGGTATTGCTTATGGATCAGGAGGAGTAAGCGGCGGTGCAGGTGCTGGAACTTATACTGGTGGCGTAGGTAAACAAGGCATTCTTATTTTTGAATACTAACCATGGCCTACTCTAAAGCAACCGAACTAGCCCTAAAAGCCAAAAAAGTCTACTCATCTATAGACTCACCTTGGCATTGTTATTACCATCATCTAAGTGGTGATGAACTAAAAGAACAGATTATGACTATTGCTCACAAGCCAACAGACGCTATGATGAGTTTCTCATATAAAGATTTAACTACACCTTATAAGGAAAGAGAAGACCTAGGTTTAGTTGAGTTTGTAAGACACAATTATAAAGCAACAGATAATGAAATACCTGAATGTATCAACTGTATCAAAGAGTTTCTTGATGATGCTAAGATTGAATACACAGGACGACCATTCTTTAATAAGGAAATTACAATATGAAATATGCTTTAGTATGTAAAAATGAACCAAGAGAACAAGGCTACAGAGTAGCTGAGATTGTGGATGCTATCCCTTTTGAACCAGCACCTGACCACATGTGGGTAGAGTGTGCTGATGATCTATTAGCAGATGCAAAGTGGTTTGATCCTTCAGATAATACATATAAGGATTTCCCACCACAAACTAATACACAATCATCTGGTGATCAACCAACAACAAGCGGCACACAAACAATATAATGATAGGTATAGCACCACAACATACTTTTACTTATGATGGTGCACAAGTTAATGTGTATCATGCATCAAAGGGCGAAGGACTACCTAGGCATTCTCACAACTATAGTCATGCTACTATTTGTCATAATGGTTCATGCATAGTAAGATTAGAAGGTAAAGAAAGAGTTATAAATAAGCATAGTGGTGCATTTAATCTTTCCGGCGGTGAATGGCACGAGATTGAAGCACTAGAAGACGAAACTGTATTCGTTAACGTATTCTCAGAAGGTAAGTATTAATTGTACAATAAATAAGTAGTATTATATAATAACTATATCATAACTTGAGGAGTAACTATGTCAAGAGTGAAGTTTCACACCGTTGACCAACCAGATTCAGATACAACAACATTCGTATTATCTTGCAATAGACTTGACGTCTTAGCCAAGACACTCCAATCATTCCATGATACACAAGACTACGTCACTAAGATGGTGATCGTAGATGACTCTGCAGAACCTGGTGTATTTGAGAAGTTGGTCGAAGAGTATGGTGACTATTGCGATGTCATCTGTTTCCCACGAAATCGTTCACAATGGTGGGCGATGGATTATATGGTGAGTTACTGTGATTCAGAATACATCTTTTACCTTGAAGACGATTGGGAATTCGTTAAATCAGGTTACCTCAATCAATCAAAAGCAATCCTTAAAAAATATAGAGAAGTCGGTTGTGTCGATACATCATGGCGCACGTTTGAATTTCAAGGCATAGACTCATATCATAAAGAGCTTATCGATGATATGTTCTATTGGAAGAGACCATGGAAGATCACAGACGGTCATGTAGCCTGGCATGCATGGGTTGGATCTCCTAACTTACGTCGTAGAGATGACCTCATCATGTTAGGTCGAGTAGAGAAGTGGCACAATGAATGGAACATCGACCGTAAATTTACAGCATTAGGTTTTAAGGGGGTATACCTAAATGGGGAATACTCTAGACACCTCGGAGATCACTGTTCACGTATGGAGGGTAAACGCCCAGATGATACTAAGATCCCATACGACTTCTATCCAAAAGAAGTACTAGAAAATCGTAGAGCTCCTTTCATTAACTATAGAGAGATGGACTGGATCTATGAGTATCCTGCAGATGTGACACTTGTTACCATGGCTGTTGATATATCTCGTGGAGATCGTTCTTTCGAAGAACACTATATCAAAGGTCTAGATCATCTGTTATCTGTACGTAACCCGCTAATCGTCTATGCAGATCCAAAGTATCATGACTATATTAAACAAAGGCGTAGAGAACTAAACGTAGCTACATCTAATAATAGGATTGAAGTAAGAGGTATTACACTACAAGACATCGAACACAGGACACCATTTAAAAAGATCCAAGACGTGATATCAAGTGATAGATGGATCGATCAGTCTGGTTGGATCAGAGGATCTGCTTTAACTAATCCATACTATATACCATTAACTCTTATTAAGAACGAATTACTTGCACAAGTCGCTAACTCAAATCCCATGGGATCTAAACGATTCTATTGGGTAGATTCAGGTATGTCAAGTAGTTTTAGCTTAACAGAACCTATAAAGACATGGAACTTCTTATTTTTACCTAAGGATAAGTTCTTCTTGACTTCATACCCATATAACACAGATTCTGAGATCCATGGGTGTAATATAAATACAATGACAGACATAGTAGGCACTAAGCCAGAATATGTTTGTCGTGCAACACTATTTGGTGGGTCTAAAGAACAGATCGCAGAGTTCAACGACAAATACTTTGATATAATTAAACAATGTCTAGAAAAAGGTACTATCGGTACGGAAGAAGCAATATTTACTATGGTAGAAATGATGAATCCTGATCTTGTAAATCGTTATGCAATGCCAAATGGCGATATTAAAAATTATTTGAACACTATAAGGAATAGATGATGAGAGACGTTGAGTATGACCAGCAGACCCATAAAGATAAGTTAGCGCATTCTAATTTTGCTATTGACCTGTTACAAAAATCTATTGGTATGCAAGATTTTTCAAGAGCAATCCATGTATGTCATTATGTATTAGAAACCCAAGATTTACCAGGAGATATGGTAGAATTTGGTTGTTATAAAGGTGATACGTCTAAGTTGATGTCATTCTTATCTAACAAAACCTTATATGTATTTGACAGCTTTGATGGGTTACCACAATCAGCAGAAAATGTTCCAGGTGAAATGAAGATGCCTATAAATGAATTTGCAGATAACTTTGTTGGGTCTGGCATAAGGATGCCATATATTAGACAAGGTTGGTTCAGAGATTTAAAACCCGAACACCTCCCAGAAAAAATATCATTTGCTCATTTAGACGGAGATCTTTATGACAGCACCTTAGATTCATTAAAATTAATATACGATAGATTAGTTCCAGACGCCATCATTTTAATTGACGATTATGGTCATGATAAATATTGGACGGGAGTAAAACAAGCTGCATTAGAATTCTTTGCAGATAAGCCCGAAAAGATAGTTGAGTTGAAAGGTATGCAAGGAACTTTAGCATATAAAGCATTAATTAAAAAATTATAAATTGAAAGGTGAATTAAATTGAGATTCCATATCCTAGGGTTGCCGCATACAGTATCAAGTAAAGAATACGTTGCTTGTGCATATACACAGAAAGTAGTTAAGTTTGCAAAGATGATGACTGATCGTGGTCATACAGTAATTCACTATGGTCATGAAGACTCTGACCTACAATGTACAGAGCATGTGCCAGTCACTACAAACAAAGACCTTGAGATCGCTTATGGCTCACATGATTGGAGAAAAAACTTCTTCAAGTTTGATACTGGCGATCATGCATATCAAACATTCTATAAGAATGCTATCGTTGAAGTAGGTAAACGTAAACAAAAGAACGACTTCATCTTACCATTCTGGGGATCAGGTACTCGTCCAGTATGTGATGCTCATCCAGATCTAATCGTTGTTGAACCAGGTATCGGTTATGCTGGTGGCCATTGGGCTAAATTTAAGATCTTTGAATCATATGCTATCATGCATGCGTACTACGGTCTTGAAGCTGTTGGTATGTGTAAGAATAACTTCTATGATGTTGTCATCCCAAATTACTTTGATGTTGATGACTTCACTTACGCTCCTGAAACTAAAGAAGACTATTGCTTATTCTTAGGTCGAGTCTATGAAGGTAAAGGTATTCACGTGGCTATCCAAGCTACTGAACGTGCTGGCATGAAGCTTAAAGTTGCTGGTCAAAATAACCTTGAAGCATGTGGATACAAAGAGATCCCATCACACGTTGAATTTATCGGCTATGCTGACGTAGAAAAACGTAGAGAACTTATGTCAAAGGCTAAGGTATCATTCGTAGCATCTATGTACGTTGAACCATTTGGTGGTGTACAGATCGAGAACTTATTCTCTGGTACTCCTACTATTACTACTGATTGGGGTTCATTTACCGAAAATAATATTCATGGTGTTACAGGATATCGTTGCCGTACTATGGAAGAGTTTGTATGGGCATTGAAAAACATTGATCGTATTAACCCACAAGATTGTAGAGATTGGGCATTGAGAAACTTTGCACTTGAAAAAGTAGCTAAGATGTATGAAGAATACTTCCAATCTGTACTCAATATCCATGGTGGCGCTGGTTGGTATACAGAGAATCCTGGTCGTTCAGACATGGACTATGCAGTCAAGCATTATCCAGGTCGTGCAGACCCGATCGACTATAACTACATCGAAGCTGAAGAGAGACCATGCGCTGCACGTATCGCAGAATGGATCAAAAAGAACTTAGATCCTAAATCATTACTTGATATTGGTTCAGGTCCAGGCATGTATGTAGATGAGCTTATCAAAGCTGGAGTCCCATCATTTGGTATTGATATCGATGATCGTGTAGAAGGTAAAGACTACCTTGCAAAAGAAAGCATCTTTGATACTGAACGCACTGCTGATACAGTCATCTGCTTTGAGGTATTAGAGCACATCGACCCAGCATATGCAGACCAAGAAGTAGAAGCATTATATAATGCTATCAAACCAGGTGGTACAATGATATTCACTGCAGCACAACCGGGTCAAGGAGGAGTAGCTCATATCAACTGTCGTAAGAAAGAGTATTGGCTCAAGAAGTTTACAGATAAGGGTTTGATCTATATGCCTGGATTGACTAATGAATTAATTGACTTTGAGAGACAAGGATGCCATATGGGTTGGTTCGTAAACAACGTTATGATATTTAAGAAGACATAGTCATTTTCTTATAAATAATAAGAATATCATATTCTTAGGTAACACATGGCTCAAGCAGCAAGATATATCCTACTAACCTCTGGTACAAGCTGGACGGTTCCATCTGATTGGAATACCGTCGGTAGTGTTATCCATCTTATTGGTGGAGGCGGTGGTGGATCTACCGGAGGCGGTGGCGGAGGCGGCGGAGCGTATGTTCAATTACGTCAAGTTAATGTTAATCCTGGAGATTCTGTAGCCTATACCATCGGTAGTGGTGGAACTAATTCGGGCACACCTACTGGAGGCGGTTTAACATCTATAGATGTTAATAGTGTAACATATAACGCTAATGGTGGAAATCCTGCGGCGGCTTCATCAGGCGGTCAGGGTGGTTCTGCTTTATTAGTATTTGGATTATTAGTAACAATTAGTCATGCTGGAGGTAATGGTGCTAACACTGATGGTGGTGGCGGTGGTGCTGCTGGTCCGAATGGTCCTGGAAATTCTGGTTCTACTACTGTTGGTGGATCGGGCGGTGGCAATCCTGGTGCATTTGGTGGAGCTGGTGGGAATAATAGCAATGGTTATGCTGGAACTGAAATATGGCCAAATACTGCTGGATCAGGCGGCGGCGCAGGAAAAAATGCTAGCGGTGGATTATATGGCGGCGGAGGTGGTGGAGGTCCAAGTGCGAGTGGTACTGGCGGACAAGGTGCCATCATCATTGTATACTACCCAAATCAATCAGGCTACATAAAACCAGATGATGTATTCGGATCTGTAGACCTCGACGACGAGTATATCACTGAAGCACAGTTAATCGACAAGTACGTGGGTAATGGGCTGTGGGCATGGGGACTAAACTTAAATGGTCAATTAGGCCAGTCAGACATAGTCTATAAATCAAGCCCTGTTCAAGTAGGATCATTAACTAACTGGAAGTTGGTGCAAGGTGGTCGCTATTATACACATGCTATTAAGACAGATGGTACTTTATGGACTCAAGGGCGTAATAGTAGTACTAACGGTGCTTTAGGATTAAATGACATTGTAGATCGATCTAGTCCTGTCCAGGTAGGATCATTGACTAATTGGAAACAGATATCATTAAAGAATCTTCATCCAGTTGCCATCACTACTAATGGTGGATTGTGGACATGGGGACTAAACCCTAATGGTCAATTAGGATTACTAGATATTGCCCATAGATCAAGTCCAGTTCAAGTAGGATCATTGACTAATTGGAAACTTGCCGAGGCAGGTGGTTATCATACATCAGCAATTAAGACTGATGGTACACTATGGACATGGGGAATAAACATCGATGGTCAACTAGGTCTAAATGACATAACCCATCGATCCAGTCCAGTCCAAGTAGGATCATTGACTAATTGGAAACAAGTGGCAAATGGTTTCTATCACTCAGTTGCAATTAAGACTGATGGTACACTATGGACATGGGGACGAAACGATAATGGTCAATTAGGATTACTAGACATAACCCATCGATCCAGTCCAGTCCAAGTAGGATCATTGACTAATTGGAAACAAGTGGCAAACACTGTAACTTCTACGGCTGCGATCAAGACTGATGGTACCTTATGGTATTGGGGATCTAATAGCAGCGGAGCAGGCGGTCTCGGTGACACAACACATAGATCAAGTCCAACTCAAGTAGGATCATTGACTAATTGGAAACAAGTGGCAGGGAATACTTTTATAGCAGCCGTCAAGACCGATGGTACATTATGGATGTGGGGACTTAATGGTCAAGGCCAACTAGGACAACAAGATAGAGTCCATAGATCAAGCCCTGTTCAAGTAGGATCATTAACTAACTGGAAGCAAGTGATGGCTGGTTACTCTTTCACAGCAGCAATCCCCTTCGCAGACATAACATAAATAGAATAAACATAGGAAGACACACATGGCATACCTCTTAGCAAAAGACAAACAACAAGTGATCCTCGGCCCGATGCCTTGGAAAGCACGCTATATCCAGTCAGAACTCAATGACCTAGTAGATGCAGGAGAAAAAGCTACAGCTTTCACCATCTCACCGACAGAATCTGGCTATGTAGATTGTCTAGACGGTTACGAACTTATCCCTGTAGAATTTACCTTCGCAGACCATGATCCAGTATACCAGCACCTCGAGGGACCTTTCTATACTTACGAAGGCAACGCAGCGACGGGATACTACAACGTATTAGACACAGACATCTCACTAGTCAAGCCAACACTAAAGAACAAAGCAAAGACAGAGAGACAACGTAAGCAGACACTAGGCACTACGGTGACTATCAACGGTAACGTATATCGTGTAGCTACAGATGATGCAGAACTACAGAAGTACATCGCGGCTAAAGAGTCTATCGGTGAAGCCTCTATCAACTGGAAGTTTGGTAACACGTTCGAGACGATCGATGCTGCTGGACTACAGACAGTGATCGATGCTATCCGTGCATACGTACAAGCTCAGTTCGACTGGGAAAAAGGTATCTATGACGCGATCGATGCAGCAACAGACATAGCAGCACTCAAAGCAATCAACATCTTAGGCTAACATGGCATTAGTTTCATTAACAAAGTATATCTTACTGACTTCAGGTACGTCCTGGACAGTACCATCCGACTTTACCACTGGAACTGTCCATCTCATTGGTGGTGGAGGTGCAGGAAATTCCGCAGGAAATAAAACTGGTGGTGGTGGTGGTGGATATGGTGCAATTACTTCTTTTAGCCCTACTGCAGGTTCTTCGTTTACTTATGCTATTGGTGCAGCTGGTACTTCTAATGGTGCTGGTGGAAATACTACGTTTACTGTAGGTGCAACTACAGTGACAGCTGGTGGAGGAGGAGCAGGAACATCTGGAGCAGGCGGTACTGGTGGATCTTCAACTACATATCTATATTCTGCTGGGTCGGTGTTTATACTTTCATCAGGTAGCAATAACGGAGGTTCAGGTAGTAGTTTAATATCTGGAGGCGGTGGTGGTGGCGCTGGTGGGACAATCACTAATGGGGTTTCTGGTGGCAGTGGATCTACTGGTGGTGCAGGTAATGGAGGAGCAGGTGGAGCTGCTGGTTTACCTGGAACAGAAATTGGTGGATTATACGGATCAGGTGGTGGAGCGAGTGCGGGTGGTACTGCTGGTCTATATGGAGGAGGAGGATGTGGAGGAGTTGTATCAGGCGCTGGAGCACAAGGTGCGATCATCATTCAGTATACTATATCGTTCGACACATCCACCACAGGATTCAAAACAAAAGACCCAAACACCAGTAACTCACAAGACCTCGGTCAACGCTACATAACGAAAGACTACTTACTCGACGTATACCCAAACATCGTAGGACAGACAGGTAACAGGACATCACCTGGATTGTATGCATGGGGCGCTAATAATAACGGTGCTCTAGGTCTTAGTGATATAACACATAGATCAAG